GTTGTTCACGAAGTGGGTTCGTTCCTAAAATCAATCGGTTATTGTGCCGTTTTTCGCTGCGATTAGCGAAGAAGTATGCCGAAAGAAGGTGGTGGCCGGATTGAGGCCACCACAATTTGTTTCGAGTATGAGGTCCCGCCGATGCATTGTATCTCCGCCCAGCTAGCCACCATTATGACCATCATCATGATGACCTCCGCCTACGCCACCGACACACTGACCGGTCAGGTCACGCACGTCCGCGACGGCGACACGATTGTGGTTTCCGGTCAGCCGATCCGACTCCAGGGCTTGCATGCTCCGGAGCTGGCCGACCCTGGCGGCCCTGAGGCAGCGCGGTTCATGCGCACCTTGGTTGGCGGCCGGATCGTCACCTGCACGCTGACGGGCGAAAGGTCATACGACCGAATGATCGGGGTGTGCTCGATCGATCACCATGATATTGCGGCGGCCCTTGTCCGCGCCGGCCTCGGGCGCGATTGCCCGCGTTTCAGCGGCGGCCGATACGCTGAAGATGAGCAGCCCGAGGCGCAGCGAATGCCTCTGCCAGGGTACTGCGTTTCAAGGTGAGTCAGTTCGAGGATCCGACGAGTGCTAAGAATCCCGTTTTTCGGACCGTCGTGGTTTTGGCGCGAGCCGCCCGTCGCGGCGAGCCATCGCTGAAGTTTTGAGTCCCGCGAGATCCCCTAACTTTCGTTAGGGGAGATACACAACTAAAGAAAGGCTATAGCGCCACCAGCCCCTATGCTATCAATGGGTGACAGTAGGGGGGGCTTTCAATGAATGAAAGCGTGCGGCGCCGTGGGCAGCGGAACGTTGCCTTGGAGCGCGACATAGGCCAGTCCATCCGAGAGGCGCGGGAACGCGCGGGCCTGTCGGTGGCTGACATGGCGGAGCGCATGGGGATGCAGCCGGCTCAGGTCCACCGGCTGGAGAATGGCAGCGTGATCATCACCGTCAGCGCCATGGCTTCAGCGGCCCGTGTTCTCGGCGTTCCCGTCTCTACCTTCTTCGGACAGCATGATCCGCTAGCAGGTGGCAACTCCGCGGCGTCGGATGATCCCGAGGAGCGCGAAGTCCTGGAGGCGTACAGGGCCTTGCGGCCTGATGCGCGGCGGGGGTTTCTCGATTTCCTATTGGGAGTGGCTGCGAAGTAGGCAAATGCTTACGCGGTTCCATCTGCGGCGTCCGCACCGTCACTGAGCTCTGGGACGCCATCCACGACGCTAAGAGCTTTAGTTCATTGAGTTGGTTATCTCTGCGGAATTAATTGCCGAAAGCAACTCCTCGCTCGAGCCAATCGGCTTGGCTCCCGCTTCTCTAATCAACCTCCTCGCGCCCGCTGCCTGAAAGTCGGATACCCCGCGTGTATTTTCAGGGGGCATAATACAAAATAACTTCCTATTCTGTTGCAATGTAAACTTGCCCTGATATATTGATCCGCCGCTTTCGCTGCTCTCTACCACTAAAGAGCATATAGAAAGGCCGCTTTGTATCCTGTTTCTACGAACATACTCTTGTTTTCGGGGCGGAACTCCAGGAGCATGTTCAGAAACCAGGGCTCCACCATTTTCAATTATTTGGGTCGATAGGTTCTTATTTCTTGCTGGCGTCACCTTATCAAGACCATGGGCCATGACCGCCACCGTAGCCCCGCCAGCCTGTAAAGCGCCTTCGTGAGCTGCCGTATCAATTCCGAGCGCGAGACCACTAACGACGCAAAATCCGTTCTTAACAAGTAGTGAGGCAATTTGCCGAGCCCAGCTAAGCCCAAGCTTACTTGCGTGCCTCGTTCCGACGACAGCGCAGCCAACCTTCGAGAGGGCTGCTGCGTCGCCCTTTATATAAAGGAGAACTGGAAAGTCGGGGACACTTTTTAATGCGGCAGGGTATAGGGGGTCTAGAAACGATATCAAACGAACATTGTTTTCATCACAGGACACAAGAATTTTGTCCGCAGATGTACTTGAGCTCTCTGCGTTATACGCTTCTATTCTTGAGGGCAGAAACTTGTATACATCTCTATCATTGTAAAGTGATTCGATTCCATTTTTCTGAGCAAATAAGGATATCTTACGCAAACAAGCTGCGCCAACTCCCGGTGTCACTGAAAGTTTCAGTATGCGGTAGGTTTCATTTGATACAATGGAGCTCATTTATTTACTTCCAATCCATAACCTATTCATATTTTCCGGTATATGACCATTACTTATGGAGGCTCCGCATTGTTTAGCATACGAAACCCTCTCATTTTTGGCAAGAGCAATTCCGTATACTGAGACTCCGGGCGTACTTTTTTCGATCGATCGACTTATATCTTTAAATGTAGCGCCCCTAGTAACAAGATCATCTAAAATAATAACATCAGTTACTCCAGTAATTTTCGTGCATCTATATTTTTGAAAAACCTCCGAATCTCGATCGTACCTTGACCCCAAGCTATGAAGGGATCTGTGCACCTCTTTTGTAAGGTGATGTGAAAGAAATTTTACATCCAACTGAGCCGACAGCCACTTTCCAAGTATATATAAGGAAGAATTTTCTTCTGACCTTGTCTTTGAAGAATATATGGCGGTTAATAATCCAGTGCTTTCTTTTTTTAATTTTTTCTTATACACAAAGTCCTGCATGCAGTACCTTAAGGCCCGGGCGGCGCCGCGCAAATGTTCGCGTTCGCCATTTTTAAAGCCAATGAAACGCCTTGACCACTCATCGGCATCATCAGTGAAGCGCCACCCTATGGTGTAAACAGGAAGCGTGTGTCCGCTTGCATCCAGACGAGGAAAATACATCATTGTACCAAAAGGGGTCCAGCTTGGTATCGACATATTAAACTTCCCACTTTTTTGCTGACGTGATTTTTTTATTTTGGATCGGTTGACTTTAGATCAACCGATTTGGGTTCGATTGCTCTCGTCGCGCGGATATGGGGATTGAGAATATTAGCCGTCGCCACGATATCGCGAACAATTATACCATATGTGGAGAAGGGTGGGTAGGTGCGATTTGCGACCTATGGCTATCAGTTTAATCGCTGTTTCGGGCTATCGGCGACGTTGGCGGGGCGAAACGGAAGCGGTTGCTGGCGGCTTGGATCGCTTATAGAGAAGACGTCGTGGCGCGCTTGATCGCGGCCCGCCGCGTACCTAGACGGGGCGCAGGTCAAAGGTCCGCTGGCCGGTCCTGGATCAGCCGGCACAGCGCCACCGAAAGCCGGTGACACAGGATGCGGACCTCCGGCTCGGTCTGATCCGGTGGCGTGATGTAGACCCCGACCGCCGCGCCATCCACCGTATGATCGAGGCTGACGGCGACGCCATCTACGGTCACGGTGCGCGTCAGTGTGCGCGTCGGCCGGACCTTTTCCGGTCTCGACCTAAGAGAGAGCCCCGCGCGGCGGGAGTTGAAATGCGGGCGGGGGCGTGACAAAGTGAATTCGCTGGGAAGAGCATCGGGCCGCCTATCATGACACGCTTGACCGAAGACCACGCCGTGACCCTGTGGCTTATGGGGGCCGATCAAGACGGGCACCTGGACTTTGATGTGCCGATATGGCTGTCTGTCAGGGCCTTGCGGGCTGGGCTGGTGGCTCCCCCTATCGAGGGTCGGTGGAGCCTGACAGAGGCAGGGCGGGCCCGCCGCGCCGAGGTGCTGGGGTCACCAGATCCCTGATTTCCCGCATCCTGGCGCGACAGATTTCCCCGGCGGTTCGTTCCTCGGCCAGGGTGATCGACAGGGACACTATGTCGATCCGATCCGGCCTCTCGGATCCCTCCGGGCAGTCCATCAGCGCGTCAGGGATCGGCTTGCGGGCCTCGGTCGGCGGCCCAGCCACTTCCCTCGCCGGAGTACAGGCGATCAACGGCGCGGCGCACAGCATCAGGCACAGGACAGTCCGGAGCGGTCGCATGGCTTAGGTCCTCCAGGATGGTGGCGCGGTCGGAGACGAGACGCGCGGTTTGCTCAGCAGCGCGGCCTAGCGCCGCTTCGACGGCCCGCCGATCCGCCTCGGCCTTTTTCAGCGCGGCGTCGTAGGCCGCTATGGTTTCGCGCTGCTCCGCTGTCTCCAGTTCCAGTTGGTCGCGTTCGTCTACGGTCGACGTGATCCACGATCCCCCTGCGGCCGCCGCCAGAAGCACGCCGACGACGGCAAAGGCCGGGCCGAAACGGGCGACGAGCCCGATAGCGCCGATCACCGCGCACGCTCCGTCAACCAACCCAGACGCCACGCCGCAAGGAGAGCGCCGCCGACCAGCAGGACCAAGGCCACGACGGCGAGCTTGGCGAGGTCGCCATCGAACTGCTCCAGGATGGCGGCCCCTCCGCCGGCAACGGACGTGCCCAGACCAACGGCGGTCGAGACTTTGCCGGGCGCGGGCTTGGTCTTCTCGACCGCGAACCGTTCGTCGTCCTCGCCATCCACAAGCGGTCGGGCCGGGAACGCCGGGCCCCAGGAGCGGGGCGGTCCCAGGTCCACATGCACGAATCCCTGCTTGGGGTAGTAGGCGGCGGCCTGAAAGCCGCAGGCCATGGCGGCATCGCGCAGCACGGTCGGGTGGACGTTGCCGCACGCGATGTCGAAGGCGGTGCCCTCGCGGTGTTTGGAGTGCGTGGCGCCACCAACCGCCTTGTTGTGCGTCGCGGACCGGTACGCGCTGTTGACGATCAGAGGCTTGCCGCCCAGGGCAGCGCGCAGGGCTTCCAGCGCGTCGAGCGCCTGCGGATGGACCAGGATTTCCCCGGTTCCCCGACAGGCGATTTCGGCCGGGCTGAAATGCGGCCAGCGCCAGGAGCCGGCCGGCACATCGCGGTAGTGGGAATAAAGGCTCGGGGTCTCGACCATCATCGTGTCTCCTGCGAAGGACGGTCCCCTGGGTCCGGGCGCGCCTCGAATGGGCAAACGCGGTTGGTGATGTTCGACAGGATGGTGTTCGTTTCCTGCAAGGAGTGCTGGACGGCTCGCATCTCGGCGTCATGCAGGTCGCGGCGCATATAGGTTTCCGCGATCTCATGCATGTTTTGGTCGATCCGGGCATACAGCTCCCGCCGCCCGTCCTGGGAGTCTCGCCGGCTCTTCGCGATCTCGGTCACGATCCAGATCGCCACCCCTACCGTGGTCGCGATGATGGTCAGGATGGTCCCCAGGACTTCGAAGGTGATCGGAGTGGTCATGGGCGCGCCGGGTTCCGTGGGGTGGTCTTCGGTCACCCTACGGCTTGTCCCGCCGCGCTCAGTGGCCGAACACCGCTTCGGTCCGCTCCTGGGTGCCCTGGAGGCGTTGGGGCAGTTGGGGGCGTTTGCCCTCGATCAGCTCGTGGACCTTGCGAATGAGGGTGGCTTTTCGCACATGCACCTCTTCCCACTCGCGTCCAGCGGCGCGGACGGCCTCGTTGTGCAGGGCGTTGGCGGCCAGCACGTCCCGGTAGCGTCGGTCAGCGGCATCCGCGCGAGCCGTGTCGCCGGCTTCCTCGGCCTGCATCTGCTCCGCCAGAGCCAGGGCGAGTTTCATGTATGTGCGTGAGCGCAGCACATCGACGGCGGAGCCGCGCCGGCGGATGGCCTCCCGGGCCTCCCATTCGCGCGAGAGGCGGGTCGAGGTGAAGCCGAGGGCCTTCCACATCTGATCGTCGGTCTGGATGTCCTCCGGCCGGATCAGCGTCATGCCGTCGTAGGACGAGACGACGCCGACGGTCGGATAGGTCACGAGGCCCTGGAGGGGATATTGCAGGAAGGCCGGAACGAGGGCGGGCAGGGCCAGCGCCATCGCCTCGGACCAGTCATCGCGGCTAGAGGCGACGGCCAACTGGCGGGCCCGTTGCGTGACCGTCGAGACGGCCGGCCCGGCCAGATCAGACCAATCCATGTCGCGCTGAGCGGTCGGGATCAGGTCGCCCAAGCCGATGCGACGGCCCAGGTCAACCGGGGTGGCCCGCGATGCGCCGCGCGCCAGCACCTCGGCGACGGTGCGGCTGTCGGTCAGTTCGATCAGCGCTTCGCGGAACTCGGTCTCGAAGTCGCGGTCGACCCCGAAATACTGACGCCATAGGGCCTCGATCATATCCTTCAGGTCGTCCGCGCCAGGCAGGCCGAACGCGCCCCCCGACATCAGCAGCATGACCATCATGCCAGCGAACGCCCGCCGGCCGGCCGGGCCATGACGGGTCGCCATGCGGGCGTACAGTTCCAGGGTCTGCATCATGAAGCCCTTGAACTGTGTGATCGGGGCTCCCGGTCCGCGTCCGATGGCCGCGCGGTTCTCCTTGCCCATGCGGTAGTGGGTCTCTTCGATGAGCCACGTCCCGACCGCGCGCGGGCTTGGATCCAGCACCACGTTGGAGCGGGCGAGCGGGTTCTTGGCGTAAATCTCGGCCAGCCGCCGTTTCGTCCCCGGCTTCTGCCCCAGCCGGTGGCCAACGATGAACGTCACGATCCGGTTGAACCGCTCCGCGAACGAGAACATCAGGGTCAGCGTTTCCAAGGCGCCGCCCAGGGCCTTGCCGCCGATCCGGCCGGCATCGGATGCGGCCGTGTGCCCGAGGTTCTGGAACAGGGTACGGCGATGGGCGAGGGCCATTTCCTCGAATGACGTCTGCGGCCACATCTGGCCGTCGTGCCACGCGGCAGTGAGGTCGTCGCGCACGTCCTTTGGCGCCTTGCTTGGATCGAAGGCCTCCCAGCCGTTCTTGACCGTGACCATCGCCATGGCCTCGCCGGCGGCCCGCGCGAACTGCCAGGCGAGGCGGCCGGGGTTGCTTTCGAACATGGCGGCATACGGTGCGGTGATGATTGGCACCTGGGTAAGGTTGACGAAGGCCGATCCGAAGCCGGTCAGCAGGTAGTAGAACGCGAAGGCGCGGAGCGTCTGCCACTCCTCCTGCGGCTGATCGACGTAGTCCACGTAGCGGTCGGCATAGTCCTTCAGGCGCTTCTGGCGCGGGTCGATCTTGCCGAGCGCCGTCTCGATCGGCTGGCGGTAGTGCCGGTCGGACAGGTAGCGCGCGATCCCGACGACATAGTCCGCGCCAGCCCGGTCCAGGTCGCCGCTGTATCCGGGCACGTTGCGGGCCTGGAAGAAGTGCCGTCGGAAGCCGCGGGCCTGGATCGCATCCTCAAGTGCGTCCCGGACTTCCCCGTAGGCCTTGTTCTGGGCGATGCCGGCGTTGTTGGCGAGGGCGTCGATGCCGGCGATGGTGACGTCCTCGGTGTTGAGGGGGCCGGCCAATTCGCGCGGCGGGTTGATCTTGAACGCGCCCTCCGGGTACTGCCGGCGCAGCGCTGCGAGCCGTTTGCGCACGGCCGGGATCTGCGCGATCCGGCCGCCGTCACCGCGCTGCAAGGCGGCCTCGATAGCCCGCTGCGCGGCTTGGCCCATGCCGTCGATCTCGATCTTCTCCCAGCGCACCAGTTTCGGCCGGGTCGGGACCTCTCCGGTCTGCGGGTCCGGTTCGGCACCGGGAACAGGCTCCGTCTCGGTCTCGGACGTGACCTTGACGGCGATGGTGCCCCAGCGACTGAACGGCACGTACCCGATTCGCTTCTGGTTCTCGATCTGGAAGATGGTGTCGTAGAACTGCCGCCACTGGTCCCGCTGTGGCCCGTCCTCCATGACGGCGATCTTTTCGGCGATCTGCTTGAGGGTCGCCACCTCGGCCTTCGGCACACCCAGACGGTCGGCCCATTCCTCGATCATCTGGTCGCGGAACAGGTCCAGCGCCGTATCCATGGTCTCGCGGTAGGCGCGGTAGCCCGCGATCTCCTTATCGGTCAGGCGGTAGACGGTGCCCTTCGTGGCGGCGGATGTGCCTTCGAGAGCCGTCGTGACGCCCTCTCTCAGCTGGGTGTCCGTGTAGTTGGACTGGTGGAGGCGGCCGATCTCGAGCACCGCGTTGACCTTGCGCTTGCTGGCCTCGTTCAAGTTCACATAGGGGCGGCGCTTCTCGGTCAGGGTGATGGTGATGTTGTCGCGCAGCCGGCGCCGGTCGATGACGGCGTTGTAGACGGGCACGAAGCCCGCGTGCCGGCTGGCGATCATGCGCGGATGCAGGATGTAGGACCGGATACGCCCGAGCTGGTGGGCCAAGGTCTCGCCCTGGCCCTGGGTGGTGCGCTGGTCGCGAAGGCCGGCTTCGCCCTGTCGGATGGCTTGATCCGGGGTCGGCGTGTCGGCGGGGAGGCGGCGGGATTCGTCAGGGCTCTGGAACCCCGGCGTGCTTTGGTCTACATTATGAGATGAAGCGGCGGTGGAGCGAGCTGTGTCATCCCCACCAGAAAGTTCGGCAGTGCCTGTCGTCGTGCCGATGCCGCTTCTTCTCTTTTCGAAGGCCGTGAGCAGCCAATTTTTCGCTTGGTTATCCCATTGCAGGCGAACCACGGCACGGTATCGTTCGGACGCCAATCGGACCCTGTTTCCGCCGCGTTGCTCAACCCGCATATCGCTCAGAATGCTTTGTAGGTCGTCCAAGACCTCGGGATGCCAGCGCGCCAGCTTGGCGAGGCCATATCCATTGCTGGCTCCGGTGCCCTCTAGTCCCCAGACGAGATCGATGTCGCCTATTTCGGGGTGATACAGGGCCGCCACGGCTTCGCCCGTCTTTTCCTCCAGAAGCCGCTTAATGGCGCCCTGTGCGTCATGGTGGTAGCCGGTGAATACCGGTCCGAAGGGGCCAGTCCGGCTTTCATCCGGCCGCGCTCGTGGTCCGGTTTGACGCTCACGCCTATCCTGTCGCACCCGCCCGGTCTCAATGCGCCGGAACACGTCTTCGGCCGTCATGCCGCGCTCTGTGAACACCTCGCGGATCCGGTCGAGGATGCGGGCGATGACGTTCAACGCTCGGCGGACCAGGGCGTGACGGTGGGGTTTGCCGGCGCGGCGCGTCCGGAACTCGTCGGCGATGGCCTCTTCAAGCTGCTGCTCGGCCGAGAGGTCCGGGTAGCGTTTCGCCACGCGGTGCTTGGTAATCCAGCCTTCCGCGCGGGCGGCCTGCTCCAAGGCCCGCCAGTCGGCGCCCTTGAGGAGACCGAGCCGGCGCAGGGCGTGGATGGCTTCGTGGTCCAGCGTGGCCTCGGCCGCGTCGGGCCCCTGGTCCAGGGCGACCGCGATCAAGCCGCGCCAGTAGAAGCCGTTGCGTGTGCCGCCGCCGATATCGTTGGCGATGACCACATCCACGTCGCCCAGCCCCATCTCACGCAGCTTGGCTTTCAGGCGCCGGCGCAGGCGAACCGCATCCGCCGTAACGGCCTCGGTGTAGGCCAGGGACGCGGCGCGGGGCGACGTGGGGTGTCGCGTGCTGAATAGAGCGACATTGCCATCGGCCGTCTCGCGGGTCTCGATGACGTCGAACAGGTGGTCGAACGCTGCACGGATTGCCGGGATTTCCCCGGCCGTCGGGTAGGGATAGCCACCCTCAAGCGTCCAGGCATCCTCACTGACGACGTTGGCGAGATAGTCGTTGGCGGCCCCCTGGTCGCCCAGCTTGTTGATGACGTAGCTCTCGAAGGCCCGAGCCGACATTTCGATGTCGGTCGCCCAATAGGCCTTGGTCCGGCGCTTATCCAGGTGTCTGGACCGTTGGGACAGAGAGGTTTGCTTGATCGCGCGCATCACGCTCGCAAACGCGTCGATCATCTCAGGCCGCGTCGGGTCCGGAACCTTATTCCGCTCGGCATCGTATGACGGCCGCTCGTAGGGGGCGTTGGTCAGGTATCCGGACTGCCCGCGACGACGGGAGAAGTAGTTGTCCAGCGCATGCCACCACTCATGGGCCAGCGAGCCGGCGCCTGCCTTTTTCGTCAGGTTGATGACGATCGTGTCGGGCTCGTAGTGGGCCTTGGCAGGCTGCTTGCCGCCCCGCCCCCGTGCTCCGAAAGCCAGCCCCAGTTCCCCGTTCAGGGACAGTGCGCGCGGCGGCACGTTCAGAACACCGGCGAGGTCCATCAGGGCGTCATAGGCTTCGTTCAGATCTTGCTGGCGGCGGTCCCCTTCCACCCAATTGCCGAACTGGACGCCACGAAACCCAAACGCCTCGGTGAACTGCTCCGGCGTAACATCCGCGCCGTCGCGGTGATCCACACCCACGCGGGGGCTGTTGGTGGAGCGCCGCTCGTTCGGAATATCACGAGCCTCGGCAAGCAACCGCTCCAGTTCCGTTTGATTCTCGGTCAGATAGGCGCGCGCTTCCTGGATGGTGTCGAAGGTCTTCAGGTCTATGCGGTCACGACCGATCTTCTTGCCGATCGTCCAACGGGCGTTCTTTGCCGCGGCCCGCCCAGCCACATCGCGGGTGTAGATGTCGAACGTGATCTGTTTCTTGGCTTCTGGCTGCGTTTCGACGGTGGCGTAGTTGGCCTTGAAGTTGTCGATGGCATCTTCGCGGGTTTCACCAGATGCCAGTTTGTGCGGCCAGTTTCCGAACGCGGTCGCCTTCGCCTCCCGCTCAATGGTCCACATGACCATGGGCGGGTTGTACTCCTTGCCGCCATACAGGCTGTACTGGCCGCGAGAAATGCGCACGCCCTTGAGGGACTTCTGGTGTCCGACAGCCTCGTACAGTTCGACGGCGTTGAAAATGCTTTGCAACGGCCTGCGACGGCGCAGTTCAGTCATGAGCTGGTCGATCTTCTGACCGTCGCCGTCCATCATCGTATTGGCCGCATTGCGAAGCGTTTCGACCTGACGAACCCACTCCTTCAACTTCCACGACTTGCGCGGCTTTGGAGGGACGGCATCCCTGGCTGCGCGCAGGAAAGCAACGATGGTTCGATCCGTGCCGGCATCCAGAAGCTTCTGGTAGTCGGGCTCGGGCCAGGCTTTGGAGAGCGGCTCTGCGATCAAGTCCACGGCCTGGGCGTCGCGCAGCTTGGTCGCGTAATCTTTCCGTGCTCCCTCCAGTTTCTCGCCGAAGTCCTCAATGCGTGATGGGACTGGGGCGCTCGCTTTGTCCGGGGCCGGCTGTTCAGTCTGCGAGGGCCGGGGCGCCTTATCCGGCGCATCCCATTCGGGCGGGGTCTCGATCGCGCCGCCACCCGTGGGTGGCTCGTCGGTTGCCGCCACCAATGGGTTGTCCCGCTCCCAAGCCTGAAGCGCACGATCATCCGGTGGCGTCATGTGCGTGCGACTGCGGCCGGCTCGGTTGCCATCGTTGTCCACGTGATGAACCGTGACGCTCCACCTGCCATCGGGCTGGCGATCGAAGCGCTCCACGCGATCCTGGCCGGCATAGCCGCGAACGATCCGCCCCGGCCGGAAGTAGTTTTCCAAGCGGTCTATGAGCGGGGGGGCCTTGGGGGCGCGTCGACGGGAGGGGCGGGGTGACCGCTGGGCCGGCGGTTGAACAGGGGGCGACGGAGGCGTGTCGGGTGACGCCGTATTCCGACCAAACAGTGTGATCCCGCGCCCGCTGGGCGGCATCGCCCGCGCGAGGGTGGCCTTTACGGTGTCGGGATGTTCGTCCCACAACCGGCTGGCAATTTTGCGCCCCAGTTGCGAAAGATGTCCGGCGCGAGTTTTCCAACCTGATCCACCCACGACACGGCGCCGGTCATCAGGCGAAAGGCTGTCCCACCATGCGGCATGGTCCGCACTTGGGGGCGCCTGCGACACAGATGACCCTTGCGGTTCAAACGCCCCCGGTCGTTCTGAGACGGTCGCTCCATCAAGCGGCCGGTCCCAATTCAGCATCTCCCCCATGCCCACAGCTTCGCGCCGAAGCCCCCCGCCCGGCATGGCCGGAATGCGCGAAGACATGCCAGCGTCCGGCGCGACGGGATTCGGTGTTGGGTCAAGAGCCGCTTGCGCAGCGGCGCGGCGCTCGCTGGCGGCCGTCCATGCCGCAATCGTCTGGTCGTTCATACTGGCGAAGAGATCGGCCTCCGCCGCCCGTTCGTCCTCTATGGCGGCGTCGAGGCGATCGCGCGCTGTTTCCGGCTCTGCGGCGGCAGCGGATTCAAGCCCAATCTCCGCATCGGTCAGCCGCCGGCCCTGCTGCATGCCCTCAAATGCCGGGGCGGCGGGTGGGGTCGGCATGGAGGGCGCGCGGTCATCGGCTTCGATCGCGCCGATGTCGTCCAGTGGCAGGGGGGTGTCATCGCGCAGGGCCGCGCGCTCCATGACCTCGTCCCGGGCGTCCAACGGATCCCACCCTTGGTTTATCAGCGCATCGACGTCCGGCTGAAGCGCGGCGGGGACCGTGGTGTCCGGATGTTCGGGACGGGACGGCGTCTCCGGGCTGGCGTCGACCGGCTCGAACCGCGCGCCATCCTCCGCACCGAACACCAGCACGTCGCCATCCGAAGTTTCCGCGCGAATCTGCCCGTCGGGCAGGGGCTGCACGTCCGCCTCGAAGGTCTCGCCGGAGGGCAGGGTCACCCGCTGGCGGCCAGTTGGGAGGCCGTCGGCGTCGGCGATGATCGTGTCGACCGGCTGATCGCTGTTGAGCACGCGGTCAAGCTCGTCCGGGGCCGGCGAGGGCGGGGTCGACGTTTCCGAGCCGGGCGGAAGGGTGTTCTCGCCCAGGACCGTGCGGATTTCATCGGCCTCGGACAGCGGGCGCAGATCGCGGACGTCGAAGGGTTCCAGGTCCCCGGTGTCGGCCATGCGGACCATGGCGCCGCCCTGATCGTCGACGGATTCCACGGTGCCCAGGATCGGGGACTCTTCGCCGGCAATCGTCGCGGTCACACGGGCGCCCGGTTCCGGTTTCGGGCCGGGCGGAAGAGGAGGCGGCGGTGCTGGGGGTTCGCCCGCGCCCGCCCGTGTATCGGTGTCCGAACCCTCTTCGTCCCCCCCGGGGGGAGGTGGGGGCGGCCGTGTCATACGCTCGACCAAGCCGATCCCGCCGGCATGGATCGCTCCGGCGCCCGCACCGCCGAGCATCTCCATGCCGGCGTTGGTCAGGTCCACCTCGCCCGTTGCGGCGTACCCGCCCGCTTCCTCGGATACGCCCTCGCCGACGGTTTCGATGGCGAACATGCCGCCACCCTTGACGGCCCGCCCCAGGTGAGACGCCGGCTGGACGAGTCGGGACACGCCGCCTGTCACAACGGAAATCGCGGTGTCGACCGCGGCCGTGGTGAAGCCCTTGCGCAGGCCCTCGGCGCGGGCGTTCTGGACGAAGGTTTCGTCCTGCATCGCCTGCCGAATGGACGCGGGATCCTCCGGGTCAAGGCCGAGGTCCTGGGCCCGCTCCAGCACGGCCCCTTCCACCCATAGGCCCATTTCCATGGCGGTGTTGGTGGCCCCCATGGCGCCGAGGCCACCGATGGCGGACCCGGCCGGGCCAGCCAACGAGCCCGCGAAGGCCCCTGCCAATCCGGCTCCGACCCCAGGCGCCGACGTACCTAAGCCTTGCCCGATGACGTAGGATGTGGCCTTCGGGTCTTCCACGGCGGCCTCGCCGATGGCCCCGACAAAGCCGCCGGCCGCGCGCAACAGGTCCAGTTGGCGGGAAACCCACGTGCCGGGAGGATCGGCGTCCGGCGGGTCTTCTCGTTCCCCAGGCCGGACGGCCGAGAACGGCTCACGCCACCCCTCGCGATACCTCTGGGCCGCTTCGGACAAGCGGTCGCCCGCCGGCGCGATTCGCGCCTCGATATCGGCGAGCCCCTCCGGGACCGGGCCACGGTTGCGGTAGGCCTCGGCGATGGTATCCGGAGTGCTCTCGCGGCCGGCCGCAATGCCGAACGAGCGGACCGCCTGGCTGAAACCGGTCTCCAGCCCCTCCCGCCCCCAGCCGAGCCACGTTTCCGGCGGCGCGGGAGGCAATGGGGTGTCGGGCGCGCCGGCGTCCAGGAACGCATCGAGCGAGGCCGCTCCACCTGGCGGCGGCAGGTGGGCGGTTTCGCCGTCCAGGAAGGCGTCAAGGGACGGGGCCCCTTCGGGAGGCGGAAGGTGGTCGGTCTGGCCGTCCAAGAACGCGCTCAGGTCGGTGTCGCTGGCCATCAGTAGCCCATCTCCCGAAGCTGCTGCATGGCCTGCTCTCGGGTGATCTCACCGGCCTGCAGGCGTGCCCGGATAGCCAAGGCGGCCTGCTCGCGATTCTGGGGTGTCTGACCCGCAGGGGGGCGGGTCGCGGATGGCGTGTGGGGCGGCGGCGCAGCCGGGGCGTGTTGGGTCATGCTCGGATCAAGGCCTCGGAGGCGCATTTCTTCGGCCAGGATTTGCGGGTAGATCCGCTGGTACTCCTGTGCGTTAAACACCTCTTCGCGCGCGCCCGTCATCCGATTGGGATCAGCTTCGGTCGCCATCGATTCGGCGCGCGCTCGGGCAGCCCGCTGGGCGTCAGACAGCACCAACGAGGGGTCGCGTGCGGCGGACGGCCGGGTCGGGGCGCGCTGGTCAGACGGCGTGTACTGGCCGGTGTTGGGATCAAACGTGCCCAGGACCGGCTGGCCCTCGGCGTCCAGCATCTCGACATTGCGCAGGGCGGATGGAGCGCGGGTGGTTGGTTTCGGGGGAACCGGCCCGGCCTGAGCGGCCGCGTCCCAGGGGGAGGCGCCGCCGACGCGGGCGGCTCCATAGGCCTGCGCCCATTGGGTCGCGTGCGATGCCCCGAAGTCGGCGATCTCCTTGAAGATCGTCGCGGCGCGGCGGTCGGAAACGGCCTTGTCCAGGTCAGGGGACCATTCCAGTCCAGCCCGCTGAGCGAGGGCTTTCGCGCCCGCCGCATTGCCCTGCGCCGCCAACTCGAAGACCTGCTTGTAAGCCTGTTCCTCGCGGTCCTGGTGTTGGTCCATGCTGGCCAGGGCTTCGCCACCGAAGCCGGCGGCCGCCAGTTTGGCCTGATGGTTCTCGCGCCAGAAGGGATCCTGGCCGGCCGCGCGGGCGCTGGCGGCATCGGCCTGAAGGCCCGCCAACTGGGTTTGCCGGCGCCGCTGGTCGTCGATCCGGGCGCGTTCGTCGGCCTGGGCGTTGCGCTGCTCTTGCGCCTGGAAACCCTCCATCATCGGATTGCCCCGGATGAACCGGAGGCCGCCGGGGCGCGGCAGGATGGCGGCAGATGAAGGGCCCGGGCGGGGAATGCGGGTCGGAGGGGGGAGAGCCATGGTCAATCCTTCCCGTAGGCTTCCAACGCTTTCTTGATCGCGTCGCTGCTGATGGCCGCGAGCGTCCCGTACAGCCGGTTGCTCGAATCCGAGTTGGCGATGTTCGCCTGGGCGCCCATGTAGCTGGCGTTCGACTTCGCCCCGGCCTGCGCCTCGGCGATGCTGGTGGTCGCGTCGGCCCGCAGGCTGGCGTCGGAGGTCGCCAGATCGGCAAGCTGGCGGAAGTAGTCTTGCCCCATCTGGCTGCCGGCGAGGCTGAGGCGCTGGGTGTTGCTGGCGACGTCGCGCGCGGTATCCAGGGTGGCGCCTGCGACGTCGCGCGATGTGTCCAGCCGTGCGTTCGCCATCCGCTGGCCCGCCGCGGTGATGGCGTCCGCCTGTTGGCCGGCCGTGCGCAGCAGCGTGTTGGCGTTGGTCAGGGCGGCGGTCTGCGTGGCGTCCGCGACCGATCCCGTCGCCCCATAGCCGTAGCGGCCGAGCGTTTCGGTGGCGCGGTCGATGCGATCCTGGTTCTGGTCGTGGAGGCGCGCGGCGAGGGCGGCGTCGCCATCGTTGAAGGTGGCGACCCCGGCCCGGCCGGCCCCGCGTAGGCCGGAGGCCGCGAGGCGCGCCCGCATGTCGGCCCGGGTGTCCTCGACAAGGCGTTGCTGGGACGGGGTCAAAGCGCCCGGGTCGGACAGCGCGACGGCGCGAAGCTGGGCCAAGGCGTCGCGCCCGGCCTCCTGGTAGGGCGCATATTCGGCGGCCACCGCATCTCGACCGGCGTCCACGGTTCCCATGGCCGCACGGGACCCCTGGCCGAGGGTGTCCACCGTCGCACCCAGGGTCTGGCCGGTGAGCGCGCCATAGTCCGTCAGGCCCGCCTGAAGCAGGTCGCTGTAGGATGCCAATCCGCCCTGGGTGGCCGCGCCATAGGCCGTGGCAGCGGCTTCCAGTTGGGTTTGCCCCGCCGCCAGCGCCTGCTCAAAGATCCCCCGGACCTGATCGTTGGCCCCAAGGAGGTAGTCCAGGGCCTCCACCTGCCCGGCGGACAGGATATCGGCGCCTTCCTGGGCGCCCACGGCGTAGTCGTTGGCGGCCTGACGGTTCGCGTCGCGCGCCTTCGACGAGCCATACAGCGCCACGCCGCCGCTGATGAGGCTGGGGATCACGGCCGTGGCCAAGTCGGTGAAAAGGCCCATCGGACTCCCCCCTAGAAGCCCAGCGCGGACGTGCCGCGATAGCGGCCGGTCCGGTATCGTGGCGTCTGGAATAGCGGCCCGCTCGACAGGTCACCCCCGGTCCCGGACGACCCGCCGCCATCATCGCCACTGCCGTTGCCGCTACCGCTGCTGTTGCCGTTCCCGCCACCGTTAGCGCCAGAGCCGAGGAGATCGTCGATATAGGAGGTGTAGTAGTCCTGGATGCCAGAGATGGCATTGTTCAGGATGGTCTCGAAATCCGGTGCGGGATCCTCGGGGGCGGGATCCTCGGGTTTGGTGGGCACCGACGTAGGGCGGTTTTCGTCCAGGCCGTGCAATAGGTGATGTTCGGCGCCGGACTTGAACTGACCAGCCTTGACCGCCTCGGCGACGTCCGGGTTGGCGGCCAGATAGTCCTTTTCGAACTGCGGCCCGGTCATCGTTCCGGGGCCATCGCCGGTCGGGGCGTGGATCGGGCGCCCTTCGCCTCGGCCGTGATCAACCCAGTGCGAATAGGCGTCCACGCCGGCCTCCGCCACGTCCGGGTTGCCCTCCAGGTAGCGCTTGGCGTTGAAGCCCGAGGGCGTGGCCTGCCCGGCGCGGCCTTCGGCGTATCCGTATGTCTGGTAATGGGTGAGCGGGTTCATTCCAGATTCGGCCACGTCCGGGTTCTGCGATAGGTAGTAGTCGGCGTCGAAAAACTCGCGCTTCCCCGTGGTGGGATTGCGCGAGCCCGATCCACCCAGCCAGCGCAGGGCGTCCTGGGCGGCGGGGCTCAGGTGGGCGGTCTCGGTGTCGCCGTACCGCCCCTGCGCGGACACAATGCTGGACAGGCCGCGTCCGGGCGGACCACCCGTGTTCCAGGCCATGGCGTCGCTCTCCTGCATGCTGTCTGGGCGGACGTAGGAGGGGAGGAAGTAGGCGCGCTCCTCGACCGTCTTTTCGGCTGGGTCCTCGTCCTCGGCACCACCCTCGTCCGGTGCGACCGGGGCGTCCTGGCCATCCCGGCTGTCGGCGTAGGATGGGGTTCCGGTCGATGCCATCGGTGCGGTTGCGTCGGTCGTCGCGTTTGGTGTGCCCTGGCCGCCGAACACATCCGGGCCAAGGTCAACGTCCGGCACCATGTCCCCGAACGCCAACTCGGTCAGCGCACCGAGCCCCGGAGGACCTCCCAATGCGAAGGAACCGATACCAACTGCCGCTGCGACAGGGTCGACCCCCCAGTGAGCGCCGGTCTGTCCGGTCTCAAGGTTCGCTTGCGCGCGCTCGAGCGAGGGGGCCATTTCGCGAACGCCTGTCGTCAGGCTTAGAGCGGCGTTCCCGACGTCCTCCATGACCGTATTGCCGATGTCGTCATAGTCCATGGCCTGGGACATGATGTCGCGGCTGATGTCGTCGATGCCGTAGCGCCCGCCTGCCGTGGCGTCGACACCGACGTCCGCCATGCGGCTGGTCAGGGTTCGGCCGTTGGACGAACCGCCTCCGGTGCCTCGCTCGCCCCGTCCACCCTTGCCTCCGGTCGCTGCATCGGAGCCAATGCTATCCCGGCTGTTGTCGCTGGACCCCGTGCGGCCGGAGCCTCGATCCTTGCCGGATTGGCCGTCGTTCCCACCCCTGTCGCTGTCGCTGCCTGATGAATCGCTCCCGCTGTTGCCGCCTTTGGCGTACTGCCGCTTGCCCGTGGTCGGGTTGCGACTGCCCTCGCCACCGGCGGCTTTCAGGGCGCGCCGTGCCTGTTTGCCGGCGTGGGCCACCTCGGTGTCACCGCGCACGCCCGCGCGGGCCACGGCGTCGGCCGGCGCATCCGGGAACGCCAGGGTGCCATCGGCCGCGCGGCGGGCGGGAAAGCCGGCGCGCACCAGCGCCGCCATCTCTTCGGTGTTCAGGTGGACCAGATCCGTACCGGGCGGGCCGGCGCGGTCCATCGCATTCGCAACGCTGCGGATTGAACTCAGCCCCGGCATGCGCACCGCCTCCATCGTGGTTGGCGGTCATCCTGGCCGATGTCCCGTCGCGCTCATGCAGGGCTCTGGCGCCACGACTCGCACCCTTGCCCTTCTTGCGTGTCGGGAGGCAACATAGGCGCGGATTGAAGGAGGGGTGCGATGCGGTGGTTGATGGTGGGTGTGGGGCTGATGCTGGCGGCGTGTCAGACGACGACGGGAGGCGGCCGTGACGCGACGGTGCGCGACGTTTCCGTGGTCGATCAGCCGGCGGGGGCCAATTGCGAAGGTGTTGTCGTCAGGGGATCGGCACTGTGGAATGAGATTACGGCTTGGCGGGGCGTCAATCCGAAGTGCCGACGTGTTGTGAACGATGATGGCGTTTCAGGATCGCAGTTCTACGTGATCGCAAAGCTGGCACCATCGCTTGAACGCATTCAGCAAAAACTTAGTGCCGGACCAACCGGGCAGACAGGGGCCGCTCGTGTGTTCGTGTCCGTGACCCGGATGGATGCTCGCATCTCAACGAATCGGGCCATCCTTGGGTCCGATGCCGATGAAACGCGGGTGGTGTCCGGCGCGGTTCCTGGGATGGTGATGACCGGTCCCGTCGAGGCCCGCGCCGTCCGGTATGTTGGCGATGACGGTCACATGTACGGGTGCGCTCTGGCGGATGCCGATACCGCCCGGAATACGACGTCCCATGTGATGGTGTGCCGCACGCAGTATCGGGAGGATGATGCTACCACCCTCGCCCTGGCGCGGCGCATTGCGCGCGAGGACTTCCCGTTCATCAATCCGTGAGGGGGGTCGCGTCCATGACGGGGGCGTCGAAGGTGCTGAATAAAAGTACAGCGCGCTTTATATTGGCATTCATAGGCCCGCCCATAGTTTTCTTTTACACAATGTCAGTGCCTTGGTCCATCTTCGCTTCCATAGCATACACTTTGTATGTCGGAGGTTTGGCATTTTTCGCTCTAAAAGAATGCTATGAAGATTGTGAATCTTCGGGAGCGTCAGGCACAGCGCTATTGTTTGCTCATATTAGTCTGATGGTCGCGCGTTTGTATTATTATGGATTATTTGCAGCACTAGCTTTTGCCTATGTTTTGATGTGGGTAGGGCCGGACCCTATTGGCGGTCCTTCCTATGAGATGGAGTGCTCTCGGCGCGGCGGTTGCCTTGATCCTTAAGAGCAGGTTCAGACAGGGGCGCCGCCCCTCACTCCCCCCGCGCGGCCCGCACCAGCGCCGTGACGGTGGCGTTCAGCGCCTGCACGGCCTCGACCAGGGCCTCGACGTCGCTCTGCGTCGGGGGTGCGGACACCGCGATACCGGTCGCGACGTCGGGCGTCTCCACGGATGACAGCGCGGAAATGCGCTGGATCGGGCCGCCCTGGTGCAGCACGAGCGCCTTGTAGAGCGACCACATGTAATCCGCGAGGGCGCTGTTGTCGGCCTGCGCGTTGCCGGTCAGGCGGGGTGGCTGCGGAACGGTGGGGGGCTGGACGGCCATCGGCTCACACCTTGTCTTGGTCCACCTGGAACTCGTGCAGCTCCAGGGGTGCTGTATCCGTGGCCGCGATCTCCCATTGCCAGGAATCCGCCGCGCCCCAGGCTCCCGTGTTGACCACCAGCGTGCGGTCCCCGGCCACGCCCAACCCGACGCGGCGCCAGGAGGACCAGCCCCGGTTATCGCGGTTGCAGCGGATGGAGAGCACGGGCTCGGCGGCAGTGGAGCCGACGACGCCCCGCCGCAGACGCATCCGGCTCCGGTTGACGCGGGTCCGGTGGCCCTTCATCGACCAGTGCCCGGTGCGCAGCAGCACCGGCTGCACCTGCCCGGCGTGATCGTACGCCGTCGGGGTCATCTCGTAGATGCGGCCCCCGTCACCCCCCACGAACCAGCGGCCCCACAGGCGCAGAAGCGACCAGCCCGGCCAGCGGCCCGGTGCACCGACCGCCGCGTCCCAGCCGTAGAGCGCCGACCAGCGTTGCTGGCGCACATCGAACAGCAGGGTTACGCCCGTCGTGTCGTGCGAGGTGGTGGCCTGCGGGGCTTGCAGCAGGATGAACTTCTGACCTTCGATGAGCAGTTCAGCGGACCAGGCGCCGGTCCAGTCGTCCACGCGCTCCAGGGTGCGGCCCACCGCTGGGCCGGCGTCTTCGCTGTACTGGCCGGCGAACCGGGCAAACTCGTAGCGTTGGTTGACGCCATAGACGCCGTTGTTGGCCGCGACCAGGGTGTAGGGCGCCAGCACGCCGTCGCCGATCTGCCAGCGGCGATAGAACGGCTGGGTGCCGGACGTGACCGGGTCGAACTGCTCCACCGACTGCGGGCCGCACAACAGCAGCTCGGAGTAGGGGGTCACGATCGCGGCGTTGAGGTCGTCGGGCTTCCCCTCAGCGCTGAAGACGTCGAGCGGGTCCCAGGAATCGTAGTCGCCGACGGCGGAGTGGTAGAACCGGCCGGAGCGGGGTTCGATGGCCACCAGATAGCCGGCCACGAAACAGACGTGCGTGGAATCCGGCGCGCTCCGCGCCAGCCGTTCCGTCCGGGTGCCAGCCAGCCGCACGATGGGGCCGCCGGCTGCGACCACCAGCTCGTCCTCGGTCTTTGCCACGATCGGCCGCCCGCCGCCCGAGACCGGCACGCCAGTCAGGTCCGTGCTGGCGCCGGTTGCGGAAACCCGCCACATCTGACCCGCCGAGGTGATGGCGATCAGGTCGCCGCGCCAGTCGGTGAGGGTGACCCGGCCGCCGCCGCCCAATTGCGCGAACGGGACGAGGCCCGGCATCCGGCACACGGCCCCGATCTCGTTGACGAAGGCGTTTTCCAGGGCCGCGTTGGCCCGGCCGTGCGTCAGGGCGGTTTCGGCGACGTTCTGGAGCACCGGGGCGTCGAGGGGGATGGTTTCCCAGGCCATGGGCCGTCGTCTCCTGCGTCAGATCGTGACCCGGCAGTCCACGCGCCACTCGACCGCGTCGTTCGCGTCGCCGTCGACCTTCACCTGGATCTCGGGGCCGGAGGCGGCGAAGGACAGGCCGCCCCATGTCGAAGCCGTGCCGCCGGTTTCGGAGACGTGCGACACCGTGGAGCCGGCCAGGGCCACGGCATTGAAACCGAGGGCGCCGTTGACCTGCGCCGAGCCGGTGGTCTCGCCGGTCTCGGTGATGATCTCGTTGTCCTCAAAGGTCCCGATGATGTCATACAGCGTCAGGGTGCCCGTGGTGTCGTCGCTGTCGTCCGCCACGATCAGGGCCGTGGCGCCGCTGTCGGCGCCCTGGACCGTGCTGCCGATCGAGAAGGCCGTGGTTCGGTTGTCGTAGGGCAGGGTGGCCCCCGGCCGGCGGGCCGCCTGCTCCGTGTGGTAGACCGCGTATTCCGTCGCGTTGTTGAGCGCGCGGCCCGTCGCCCGCACCTCGATCATGGCCACCTCACCTGGGTTCAGGGTGAGCGCCCAGGCCACGACGGGGTCGCCGTCCGTGGTCAACCCGATGACGCCCCCCCGGTGGATGTCGCGGAACCGGGTCAGCTTGCGCGGCTCGGAGCCGCTGGCCCTGGCGCCGTACTCGGTGCAGTTCTTCAGCAGGATGTTGTGGACCGGCGTGGTCATGACGAAATCGGCGCCGACGATCTCGACGCTTTCGAACACGATGTCCTGGCACAGCCCGTCGAGCGCGATGGTGCCGTCGGCCATACTCCCGCCCAGGACCCGCAGCGAGATCACCTCCCGGTCCGGCAGGTCCACGTTGGTGCAATCCTCCACCGAGAGGATGTTGACGTTGCCCTCCCAGGCGCAGCGTTCCAGCGTGGTGAACTGCGCCCCCACCAGCGTGATGCCCGCTGTGCCGATGTTGTCCAGGATCTCGACGTGGACGAGGGCGTTGTGGTCCACCGGCCGGTCATCGGCCTCGAAGGCGACGGCCGCGCCGGTCGTGGTCGCGCTGACCTTTCCGCCCACCCAGTGCAAGCCCGTGAAGGTGTTGCCGACGTCCTCGGCGGCGTCGCCCAGAAACCGGGGCCCCTCGGCGCAGGCGTAGACGCTTACGTCGGTGTAGCGGTGATCGAACCCGCCCTGGTGCCGCATGGCGGTGGCGAAGCGCGCGATCTGGACGTGGCGGAGGATCAGGCCGGTGACAGCCTGGGAGGCGATACCGATTCCGCCGGCCACCACGTTGACGCCGTCCAGGGTCAGGTCGGCCAGCCCGGCATCGTCCCCGGCGATCGTGACCACATCGTCCGCGATCTGGCTGACCAGGATGGTGGCGCCCCGGCCGGCGCCGGTCAGGATGACGCCCTGCGGAATGGTGATCGCGTTGATCTGGTAAGTGCCGGCGGGCACGAGAACGGCGCCCGCCCCAGCGGCGGCGGCGATGCCGATGGCAGCCTGAAGGGTGGCCGTGTTCGCTGCGGTGCTGGTGTCGTCCAGGGCACCATGGTCCAGGGCGCGGATGACGTCCGCCGCACGCGCGGCCAGGGGACGCGCCACCGTGCCGTTGGTCGCCGTCACCTCGGCCTGGGATGCGTCCTGACCGGCCAATGTGGTCAGCGGCAGGCGCTGCACCCCGGTCTGCTGCGTGGTGTCGATATCGAGGGCGTAGTCGGCCGCCGTGTAGATCGGCTCGGCGAACTTGCCATAGGAGACGCCGGCCGTGTCCGTGGTCTGGATCAGAATTTGCGGGTTCGGGGCCGGCTGCGTCAGGGCCTCGTCGGTGAACACGGCGGCCAGCGCGCCGCTGCCGTCGCGCACATAGACCGTCGAACCCGCGTACCCGGGCTGCCATGTGTCGAACTGGAAAATGCGTTGGGCGGGCATGCTGTGTTGCTCCCTCAGGAAGGCCAGTTCGCGTCGTCGCCGATGTTGATCGCATCAAGTGCCGTGTGATCGACCGCCGCCTCGATGGACTCGACGAGTGCGCGCGATCGGGAGAAGCAGGACTCCACATGCAGCGCGACCGTTCGGCCCATCGCGGCTAGCGTATGCCGGTCGATCGTTGCCCAGGTGTGCGGCTGAACCTCCCAGTCCAGGCTTTGGAGGGTCTCATCGGCCGCAAGGAGGGAAACCGCCCCCTGGAGCATCGCCCGATCGCCGTCGCCCGTCCGCAGGGGGCCTACGCCCTCGATCAGGATCCCTTTGTCGAGGCGGCGTGTGCGCTCCGTTCGTACGGCCTCGCGCAGGGCCGCCTTGCGGTCGGCAAGGGAGGGTAGGGGCTGCGGCATCTGTTCGGGTGGGGCCGGGTTCGCCCACATGCCGTCGACGTAGGTGGCGCCGCTCCGGGTGCCTTCCGGTACCTCGGTGTCGTAATGCACCGCCACGCTGGGGTGATAGAAAGTATTGGGATCGCCGGGCGCGACATCGCGCACGCGGCCGTCTTCGATCCAGGCCTTGGGCACGCCGGCCTCCTAGGCGTAGTAGTAGATGAGGATGGCACCATCGCCGCCGTCACCGGATGCGTACGAGCTGTTGTAGCCCGCACCGCCGCCGCCGCCGCTGCTGCCGCCATGCCCGCCACTGTTGTTGTAGCCCGCGCCGCCCCCGCCGCCGCCCCCGAACCCACCGGCGCCGGCTATGCGGCCGCTGGACCCCCCGGACAAACCGCCGCCGCCGCCGCCGAAGCCACCACCCCCCGCATCATAGGCGCCGCCGCCGCCCGCGCCGCCGCCGCCGCCGCCGGCCGCACCGGGCTGGCCATCGAAGCTATGCCGTGAAGACCGCGTTATGGCCCCAGCCCCACCGCCCCCGATGACATCCCGGATGTGGTGCCATTCCTTTGCGGTGGGCAGGATCTGGGCGGGGGGCGGTAGGTTTGTCGGTCCGGCGACCGCCATGGCGATGGTTAAGCCCGCGCCGCCGAAGGAGATATTCATGTAGGTGTCTCCATCGGGACCCTGCCCCAGCGTTCCTCCTCCGGAGCCGCCGGACGCATACTGGCCCATCGTGCCGTTGCCCCCCTTATGACGGATGCCGCCGCCTCCGCCGCCGCTTCCGTATTGGCTCGACGAACTGCCGCCATCGCCGCCGTTGCCACCATCGCCGCCCCAACCACCTCCGCCGCCACCGCCAGCAGAGTAGGACGAATGGCGCGCGCCACCGGCCCCGCCATTGCCCCCGTCGCCGAACGGAGAGCCGGATCCGCCCCCGCCCCCGCATCCGTTGTTTTGGTGGCGAGACGTCGGAACGGACCCGCCGGCGCCACCACGCCACCGTCCCAGGGCTTTGACGGTGGCGTCGGTCGCCGTCGCCCCGCCGGTGCCGCCCGCGCCGCCCATGGTGTTGCCGGCTGTTCCGGCTTTTCCGCCGGCGCCACCGATGGCGGTCACGAGGGTGCCATAGCTGGACGTCCCGCCCGCCGTCCCGGGTGTGTCTGTGCTCATCGACCCACTCCCCCGGGTGCCGATCGTGAGTGTGGGGGTCGTGTTGCCGGCGCCGAGGTTGATCAGGGCGGACGCGCATTCGCCGCCGCCGCCCCCGGTGCCAACACAACTGCTGGCACCTTTGCCGCCGCCACCGCCGGCGCCGAACACGAACACCTCGATCCAGTCATCGGCAATCATGGGCAGGGTGAAGGTATGGGTTCCGGGCTTGGTGAACCACGCTGACCGCAGGGTTTTCGGACGGGTGATGAGGGAGAGGTTCGACATCAGACAAGTCTCCAGTCGCCCCCGGCGTGGACCAGGGCGAAGGCGGCACGGGCCAGATCGCAGACCAAATCCTCCGCCGTGCCGACGATCGTGTGGCCGTTGCGGGCAAGGATCAGGGGGTGGGTGGCGAAGCTGTCATGGGCGTCCAGCACTTCAAGGACGTCGCCATCCGCTGGGGCGGCGGGCAGGGTCAGTGTGAACGTCCCACCGCGCGTGTCGCAGATGTAGCGCATGCCGGCGGCGGCCTCGGCGTCGGCATCAAGGGCAAGGACGGCCAGGGTTGCCCGCGGCAGCACGCCGGTTGCGTCGCGCTGTCCAAGGGCGTGGGGCCCGTTTCCAACCGGGAGGCCGACATAGGCCCCGGTTGCATCGTCCCATTGCGGCACCTGCCCATCCACCGGCGCATCGGGCAGGGTAATACTGGCTGCACTCGCGGCCGCCGCGCGGGCGCTGTTGGACGCGGCCGCGGCATACGTCGAGGCCGCGCTGGCGCTTCGGCCGGCGGCGGTCGCATGCCCGGATGCCGTGGCGGCACTGTTTACAGCCCCTCTTTCACTGTTCGCGGCGGCATTGGCGCTCGCGCTCGCGGCCGCCGCGCTGACCGCCGCTGCGTTGGCGCTCTGAACGCCGGTCGTGCCGATGATTCCCGTTTCGTAGCTGCCAAGGGATGTGGACCCGATACGGGCGATGGTCGGCGCCTCGATGTAGACCGGCACCCGGAACTTTCCGCTGCTGTCCAGGGTGTGCGGATTGGCGAGGGTGCCGGTGCCGGTCGATCCGTCGTACAGTGTCACCAGGGTGTCCGCGCGGGCGCCGGCGCCATCCACGGCATAGAAGGTCACGACCGCATTGGCGTGGGCGGGGTTGGCCAATTGGAAATCCGGGATGGTGATGCGGTTCGTGGCCATGGATCCGACTCCCCGTTACTGGCCCCAGGGGCGGACCCGGCGCGGCCGGTCCACCTGCTCGCGCCCTCGGTGGGCCAATAGGCGCGCCTTTGCGTCCATCGCTTCCGCGCGCAGGCGGTCGCGCTCACCGACCGGGAGGGTCAGCACGGGACCGCCCGCGATCTCGGCGGCGACCGCCTTGATGAGAAAGCGGTTCCAGCCGGGCGACAGCCCGTGCGGCACCGACCCGCCACGGCGTGTCGTGATGTCCGCGCTATGCCGCTGGCCGGTGACCACCAGTGTCCGGTTGGCGTCGGCCGGGGTGGGCCAGAGGCGGAGGGTCTGCGCTTCGTCGTCGAGCAAGTGGGCGGCTTCGGGCATGCCGACGGCCGTTTTGTCGTCGATGGCGTCCCAATCGGCCCGGCGGACCAGGGCGACGGGGGTTTCGCGCCCGGCAGCGTCCCGCAGGCCCAGCCGCGTGACCACGGCGAACTGGGGCACAACATGCATGGCCAGCCGGTAGGAGTCCTGCCCGGCCACCAGGGGCACGGCCTGCGCGGTCGGAACCAACGGCCACAGGCGCTCGGTCTCGGCCAGCTCCGCCAGCACGATATCGAGCCAGGTCAGGGCAATCTGGTGCTCCGCCGCATCGGCCGCGCTGTCGATGGGGGCGAGATGCCCGATGGCGCGCAGCGCCTGGGTGGCGATCGCGCCGGCGTCAAGAATCGCGGCCATGGTCCGGCTCGCGTTCGGCGTCCAGACCGGCGAGGACGTCCCCGACCACGACGGGATCGTCCTGAAGGGCCTGGGTGACGTAGGCTTCGAGGTCCGCCTTGACGGCGTCGCGCCCGAACCGATCCTCTCCGGCCAGGATATTGGCGTGCCGGATCAAGCCCCAGCGATCCAGGTCGGTCACCCGGGCGATCAGATAGCCCGGGGGCAGGGTGAGCGGCGGGGGCAGGGCGACCACACCGTCGAGGGGCGTCGGCGCGGTGAACGCCGCGAACAGGCGCTGTACGGTCTCCTGGGGCAGGGGGACACCGGCCGTAGAGCCATCGTATTCGATGCCCTCGGGCGAGATGACCTGAAACGACGGGTTGCCGAGGAAGACGCGCGCCCACGCCTCCTCCAGCGGAACCGGGGTCGCCGGATCCTGGAACGTGATGGTCTCGCGGGCGTCCCCGACCACGGCGGTGTGCGGGCGCGGGCGGTCGGCGTGCTTGTCGAAGACCAGCCACAGAGTGGTGGAGGGGGGCAACATCTGGGCGGCCCTCCTTACCGATCCATCACGTACTGCACCATCACCTTCGCGGCGGCACTGGCCGCGATATCGGCGCCGCCGATGGCGATCTGCACGGTCTGGGACGACGTGGATGCGGCCGGCGGGTGCACGCTCATGCGCTCGGTATCGGCTCCGCCCGCCGTGGTCGCGCTGGTCAGGGCGGTCGCCCCCACCTTGAGGGCCGCGGTGCAGCCGGCGCCCAGGGTGCCCCCGACGCTCATGGAGCAATCGGTGATGCGGGCGCCGCCCGGCAGGTCGAAACACTCGATGGTGTCCCCGGAATCGGCCGCGTTGGCGGCCAGGAGCTTTTCCCAGAAGACGGTGGACACCCCACCCACGACATGGGGCAGGTCGGTCTTGTACTCGCGGTAGGTCGTCACGGCAGCCATGGCCGGGTCTCCTTCGGATGGAATGCAGGAAGCCGGCCGGGGGTGGTCCGCCCCGGCCGGCCCGAGCGCGGGGCCTTACGCCGCCGCCGTGAAGATGGAGAGCACCGAGAAATCCTCCTCAGTCAGGGTCTGCGGGTCTTCGAACACCGGCTTCTTGAAGCCCATGATCGACGAGTAGGCGATGCCCGGCTTGCGCCCGTAGTCCTTCTGCTTGTCCTCGGCCCACTCGGAGCTTCCGACTTCGGCCACGCCCATCGCCTGCGCGCCCAGCAGGAGGGCCTGCGCGCCCATGACGTCGTTGCCGGCGCCCCATCCCGTGGTGTCGGCGCGGTTGGTGGGGACCTTGTTGTGCTCGTAGATCACCAAGCCATCGACCATCGCGATGGCACCGGAGAACAGCGGGTTCTTGGCCCCGCGCGAGCCGGCGTCCTTGGTGATGGCGATGTAATCGGGGTCCTGCTTCAGGTCGCGCCCCTGCTCCGGCGAGATCATCGTCACGTAGGTTTCGCGGCCCTCGTGGTAGATCGGCTTGATGTTGGCGCGCTTGGCCTTGGTCTTCGCCTGGAGCAAAACGTTCCAGGACATCTTGTTCGCAGCACTCAGGCCGGCCGTGGTGGTAACCGATCCGGGGAACACCACGCGGTTCGCGCTGGGCGCCGTGACGTCGTTTGCGAACGCCAGGGCGGGAAGCTGACTGGACGAGGGGCGCGCGGTCATGTCCAGCTTGTAGGTGAAGGAGCGACCGGCCAGGACGAGGAAGCCGATCTCCTCGCGCTTCTGGGCACGCCAGTTGCCCAACTTTTCCCGGGCGGTCGAGCGGAACCGGATCACGGTACGCTGCTCACTCATCACACCCTTGTTGCGGACGGCGTGGCTCAGCATGTCGATGGTGATTTCGAGGTCCTGAGCGATCAGGCTTTCCTCATGCCCATCCTGATCGTTGTCGCCGGCAACACCGTCCGACACCAGATCGTTGACCAATGGCATGATGACCTTGTCGCCGCGCTCCGTCTTGGTCAGTTCGGTGATGAGCTGGATGCAGGAATTCGTCGACTTGCTCGCCAGTCCCTGCTTGGGGTTGAACAGGATGGTGCCGTCCCGGCCCATCTGGAGAACCTTGGCCGAGAAAATCTTCTTCTGAAGGGCGTTGAAGGACCCGAAGTCGGTGAAGGCCATGGCCTTGGGCTCCTGATTGCCCTGAACCCGATCACCCCGTCACTCGAACGAGGCGATCATCCGGTCCAGGAGTCCGGGGTCCTCGCTGGCGAGGTCGGCCTCGGACATTTCGTGTGCGCTTGCCGTAAGACGATCCAGATCGGAGACGGGGCCGGTGGTGCCGGCCTGGGACAGGTCAGGGGGCATGGCGGCCGCGAGGTCCGCCTTGGTCCGGCGCTGGTTTGGCGATGGGCCGGGGCGCGGCTGCGGCTGAGATGGCTGCTGGGAGCCCGGCTGGGTCGGACGCGGCTGGGGCTGATACCCCATCCGCTGGGCCACCCCGTACCGGTAGCCCGCCTGCACCACGGCCGCGCGCAACATCAGCGTTCCCTCGGAGGTCAGGGTGCCGTCGCGCCGGGTCGGGATCGCGCGCCCCGCCTGACGGAGGTCGTACACAGCGGCCTGGGTCAGGAACTCGGCGTCCGCCTGGCTCAGTTGGCGCGCCCACGGGTGCGCCTGCTCCAGGCGTCGGGTGGCCAGCGACAGGGACAAATCCTCGTCCCCGGCCTCCGCCGGTTCCGCCCGGACGCGGTCGCGCGCCTTGGCGTCGATCTCGGCCGCCAGTTCCTCGGCCCGGTCGTCAATCGCAGCTTCGCGGCGGCGAAGCTCGGCCAGGCCGATGTCGCCCTTGTCGAACAGTTCCGCGACCTGCTGCTTGACCTTCCGAACGTCTTGGTGCAGCGCCTTGTGGGCCGTGTCGGGGTCGAACGGCGGGGCTTCGGGCGCGTTCTGCTGGTTCCCTCCCTGTTTGCCCTGCTCCAGCTCCTGGATGCGCGCTTCCAACTCGCGCCGCTTGCGTGCCTCTTCGTTGAGGCGCGCGCGCGGCACGAAATCGGCCCGGTCCTGCCCCTGTTCCTGTCCATTGCCATCCGCCTGCGCGCTGTCGTGCGGCGGCGCTCCGGGGGTTGGCTTCGGATCCGCACCCGGCTCCTTGGCGCCCGGGCCATCTTGGTCCGATACGGTGACGTCCTGGACGCCGTCCTCACCATCGTCGTCGCCATCCTCGATGGCGTCGGCGGCGGCAAGCAGAGCGTCGAGGTCGTCCGCGTCGGCAAGTTCGACTTCGGAACGGTCGTCCCCGGTGTTGGGGGTGGGGGCGGATGCGGTCTGGGTCGTCATGGCTGGTTCCTGCCCAACTATCGCGGTGGCCTGCGGCGGCGCCCGTGGTTCCGGCGGCGGCCCGGGCGCCTGTCTCGGCGGCGCGTCCGTCAGAAGAAGAGGGTTTCCGATGTCCCGTCGCGCTCACTGCGCTTTTTCTGGTGCGGCGCGATCTCGGCGGCCTTTTCGATGTCCCGCCACTGGGCCATCGCGTCCTCGGCCTGATGGAGGAAGAACTCCGTTGTCGCGATCATCAGGACGTTGAGGGCGTCATCATTTGTCTGGATGAATTGGCAGTCGTCATCCCGGTCGAGGTAGCAGGCTTCCAGGATGGTCGGCTCCGCGAACCGGAATGTTCCGTCCGGGTTCAAACCGGGATCCGTGGGCTCGATCCAGCGCACCACCCAGGTGCCGTCCAGGTCGACATGCCGGTTGAGCGCGCGGCACAGGTCGAACGCGATGAAGGCGTGGCGGTCGGTGATCCGCATGTCCCCCGCCTGCGCCACGACGCGAACGACGCCCCCCTCGCAGGGGGCCACCACCCAATGCGGCTCCCCGGCGCGGTACAGCGGCGGCAGCTTTGTGGGCGGGCCGGTGCGGCGGCTCTGGCGGGCGTGGAGGGCGGGCATGGGCGGGGTCCAGGCGCGGTGGCAACTGCCTGGACCGTCAGGGATGTCCCGTTACGCTCAAAGGGGGGCGCTCAAAGGGGGCTAGGCAAACACCCGCACGGGTGTGTCCGGGTGGCGCGCCTCTCCGCCGCGTGCCTCCAGGGCCGTGCGAAGCGCCTGGGCGCGGGCCGCGCCGACCGCGTGATAGGTGAGATTGGCGTGGTACCCACCCACCGGAACGCCCTCCGCAACGACACCGCCGTTCGCTTCGTACTCTGGCTCCGTCTCCCACGGCTGGATGCCGGCCACATCCAGCATCACCGCACCATCGGCTGTGCGCGGATATCCGGACTGCGTGTCGGGGCGACGCACCACCCAGGTGTCGCCGTCCAGCAGGTCGGGCACGGCATCCCGCGCGGCGGCGATCAACGCGGCCTCATCCGGCGCCCACAGATACAGGATCTCCATCAGGCCACCTCCACCCAGATGTCCGACCATCGGCCGGCCGGCGCGGCCCAGGGGACCGCGGCGGTGACAGGCTCCATCAGCGGTTCTTGGGCTGGGTGCGCGGTGCCTTCGGCGTCGGTGCCGATCAGGCGCACGGTGCCGGCCGTGGCGGGCGCGTGGCTTAGGACGTCGGCGGCGCGCGTTGCGGCGCCGTTGCCGGTGGCGATCAGGGACGTGGGACCGGGCCCGCGCTCAAGCTGCCGCCCGTAAAAATCGACCGAGTCCCCGGTCTGCGCCGTGAACCCGAGCGCGACGATGTAGGATCCCGCAGTGTCCGCAACAAACCGGATGGAACAGCGAAAGACGGCGGTGCCAAGGAGAGTGATGGTGCTGGTGTACTCGGACGCTTCAGAGAGGATTGCGCCCGCTGCGAGGTCGAATATCGTTTTCGGATACCGATGTTCCCGGCCCTGCAAAAAGATCTGGTCGCGTGTCCTCGCGCGGGCATAACACGAGATTGTGTAGGTCTCCCCGACCGTCATGCCGTCGGCGGCGCCGATCAGCAGGGCCGACCCGTCCGCGTTGGCGGTCAGCGTGGCCCAGGATCCGACGCCGAAGGGCTCCCGTCGGGTGATGGTGCCGGAGCTTGACGAAAGCGCCCCTATGTCCGTGGACTGGTACGCGGTGTTGGTCGCGGCGCGTTCGATGACCAGCGCGCCACCTTCGACGCGCGGGACGTTGGGATCGACCGCCCGGAACGCCGATCCATCCCACCAGGTCGCGGCGGAGGCGCGCGAGAACGTCGCGGCCGGCTGGACCACCCCGGCCGTGACCAGAGGGATGATGGGCAACGGTGCGATTCCGTCGCCCGGACTGTTGTCCACCGGGTTCTGCCCGGTGCCCATCACTGGACCGCGCATCACGTTATGGGTGCCGCGCCACCATCCTGCCGACGTCATCCGTCAGGCCCCCAGGGTCAGGCGCGTGGTGACCGAGCCGCCGGGCGCGATGTCGACCACGCGGGCCCGCACCGCGTCCAGCAGGCGCACCAGCCGGGTGGTGTGGAGCCCGGCCTCGGCGCTGATGGCGTCGCCCATGGCGAACGCCGTCGCACCGTCGTCATCCGACCCCTCAATCTGCACCGTGGCGGTCCCGGTGATGGCGATGGTGACAATGCCCTCCTGCATGGGGCGGTCGAACCGGATCCAGTCATGGGTTCCCGGCGCGGTGGCGGCGGTCAGCATCGGGGTCGTGGTCATGGCATGGGTCTCCGGGGCCCGGGTCTCTGGGTGTGCGCTCTCTGGGGGAACGGCGGTGCCATGGGCGCGCCGGGTGCAGGGGAGGGGCCGGGCATGGGCGGTGCGCCCTGGGGGGCTGCGGCCTGCCCCGGACGGGGCGCGCCCGGTTGACCGTTGCCCATCGGGGGGCTGGGCGCGGTGACGGCGAACGGTGCGCCGGCGGTGATCGGCGGCAGGGGGGTGCCGGGCGGCAGCCCCATCTGCGCGGTGGCGGCGAAATGCTGGGCCTGGGCGGCGGCCTGCTGCGCGGCCTGGGCCTCCTCGATCCGCTCGATGACGGCGTCCTTGCCGGCGATGCTGCTGGACTTGATAAGGATGTCGTCGGGGATCGGCACGCCCTTCTCGCGCAGTTCCATGGCCTCTTCGAACTGCGCTTGCATGTAGCTGGACGACACGGGCGTCTCGTCGATCACCACGTCGTAGGCGCCGACGGCGATGTTGTTGATGATATTGCCGGCCGGATCCCGCTGGTTGATCGTCACCGTCTGCTCGCGGTCCATCTCGCCCCGCACCCGGATGATGCGCTCCTCGGTGTAGTACCGCTGCACCATGCCCAGGATGACGCGGGCCTTGATCTCGCGGGAGCGGGCGAGGTTGTCGAAATCCGGCTCGACCGCGTTCAACGCCTGGCGCTGGCGGGCCTCGATTGCCCGGCCCGACTGGACGCGGTCGATGTGCCCCATGGCCGAGTCATTGATGCCGCTGATTTCCTTGATGTCGGTGGCGGCGTCCTGCTCGAAGACCTTCCAGGCGGGCGAGGGCATGTCCGGACGAATGCGGGCGAGGGGCGGCGTGCCGGCCTTGCGCTCGATGATGACACCCGGCGATGAGCCCTGCTCTTCCAGGGTGCGCATGGCCTCGTCGTCGAGTTGCCCCTTCTCGATGTCCCAACCGCCGTTGGCCGTGCGGGTCATGATGTCGAGGCGGTTCATGCGGGACTTGTTGAACTCGACCTGCGGGTCGATCAGGCTCTCGATCAGGCCCTGCGTTTTGCCGCGGCGGAAGTACGGGAAGAACGGCACGATGGTCATGGTCTGGTAGGGCGACCAGTCGTCGAACAGCACCCGGTCGCAGCAGGTGACGGTCCACCGCACGGCCCGGATCACGGCGCGCTCGATGCCCACCTGATTGCCCCGCACCTCGTTCCAGGCGATCAGGCGGGAGATCTTGGCATCATCCCAGGACGGCGGCAGCGTCATGCGCTGGCCGGTGGTGTAGTCGGTGGCCCGCCAGACCTCGCGCAGCTCCCAATGCTGCGTTTCCAGCACGCGCAGCAGGCGGCGGGCGCGGTTGACGTGCTCCACCGGGTTGAAGGCGCCGCCGAGGCGGCCCCCCCCCAAATCACTGGTGGTGCCCAGGATCGGCTGGGTGGTGTCGTAGGGATCGGCCAGGAACTCATCGAGGCCGAACGAGCGATCCGGTGTGATCTCGTCGGCCGGCTCCACGCCGTAGTCGCCCCGGCTGGGCATGCCGCTCTGCTCGTCGGCTTGCAGGTCGTCAGCCAGCGCGCGTCCGAACAGCACTTCGATCTCGCGCAGGCTCATCCAGCGGGTGACGGTCGCAAAGTTCCAGCCATCGGGCTCATAAGTGCTGGCCTCCGGGTCGATGTAGGTGGAGAAGGGGTCCAGTTCCCGGATCCGCACCTCGCCCAGGGCGTTCCTCTCGAAATCCAGCCGCACGTCCCAGAACCCGCGCCCGGTCTGCACCCCGTCTTGGAACACCTGGGCATCGACCCATTTCGAGCCATTGCGCTCGTCGATCTGCTTGGAGACCATGGACAGCGCTTCGGCGGCCTCCTTGGTGCCGCTGCCGTCGTTGCCCGGCTTGAACACGGTCTCGTACCGGTTCCGCCGCATGAAGCCCTGCACGGTCCGGATCACCGGCTTGATCCGGTTGAGCACCAGGACGCTGCGTCCCTGGGCCTCCAACTCGGCGCGCTGCTCCGGCGTCCACTGCTCGTCCTCGTAGAACCGCACGCACTCGGCCGCCTTCTCCGCCCATTTCTGGTGCCCGGCGTGGGCGAGACGGAATCGCTCCAGGTTGGCGGCGACCACCGCCGGGTCCTGGGTCGGCGCTCGGCGCGGGGCCTGCGGCGAGATGAACCCGCCGTCTGGCCGAGGGGCTTGTGACGAAGAAGCGCGGGGCATCACAACGTCCTCCAGTCACGGCCAGCGCGGGCGGCCCGGCGCGCCAGCATGTTGGCGATAGCGCGCTTGGGCGTGTCGATCAGGCTGTAGACCACGGCATCGCCGCGGTCGGGCGAGCGACCGATGCGGGCCTGAATCTCCTCCTTGGCCTCGACCAGGATGCCGCCGTTGCGCAGGGTCCACTTCGGGGCGCACAGGTCGGCCCGCAGGCGCGCATCCGGCGGCAGGGCGATCGGGTCCGCGCCAGCCGGGTCCAGGGCCTCGCGGGCGCGCCACCACACCTCCGCCCGCAGGTTGACGAACGGGAGGTCGCCTTGGCGGGTCAAGCCGGTGCTGCCGGCGGCGCCGTTCACGGGCACCACATGAACGCCGTTGGTGGCCAGGAAATCCGTGGTGCTGCTGCCCCAACCGATCACGTCGATGTGAACCGGCGCATCGTCGCGGCGGTGCTGCACCACGAAGGCGCTGCCATAGGCGCCGTCCGGGGTCTCGGTGCCGGGGCAGGTCTTCAACTCGTCGATCCAGGCGCCATGGCGGCAGGCGGCCACGAACTCGTCGCGGCCGCCGCGCGCGGGGTCGACGCCCATGGCGGTCATGTCGCCCTTGGCCACCGGGCGGGCCTGCCAGCGGTCCTGGGCGGCGATCACCCAGGCGGTGGGAATCACCTGCCAGGGGTCGTCCTCCATGCCGGCCTTGAAGTCGCCGTGCAGCATCTGGCTGCGCAGGGGCTCGGGCATGGCCTGAAGCGTCGCCATGTAGCCGGTCTTGACCAGGAACGGGTTGTCGCCGATGCGGGAGGGGATGAACGTCCGCGACTGCGGCACGATCGTCTCCCCGTTGTGCTCGAACGGCTCGCCGCTCTGGACCTCCTCGTCCTTACCGTCGAGGGTGGCGAACCAGCGCAGTTCGCCCGGCTTGGCCGGATTGGGGTGGGTGTCGTCCAGCCAGGGGGCGAAGAACTCGATCACCCACTGTCCCTCGGCCGAGGTCGGCGGGTTGAACGTCAACACGGTGCGGCACCGCTGGCCCTTGCGCGTGGTTCGCACCCAGCCCATCAGGTACCGCACCTGGAGCAACAGGAAGTGCGTGGCCTCGTCGATCACCAGCAGGTCCTTCGGCCGGCCCTGGTAGCGTTCCTCGTCCCCCAGGTTGGGGCAGGAGCCGAATTCGATCTGACGGCGGTCGGGCAGGCGCCAGATCTTCTCCGAGCCGTTGTAGCCGGTCCGCGCTCCCAGGATTTCGGTCAGGCGATCCACCACGCCGGTCAACTGCGTGGACTCACGGCGGAAGATGGCGGCGCGGTGGTGCTGGGTGAGTGCCAGCCCGATGGCGAGGTCCGACTTGCCGCCACCGGCAGCACCCCCGTAGCCCAGGACGTCGGCCTCGCTGTGGTAGGCGTCCGTCTGCGGGCCGGGCAGGGGCATCCAGATCGGCACGCCCGCCGTCAGGAGCGTGTCCAGTTCGGCGCGCTCGGCGTCGGTCAGGTACGGGAGCAACCGCTCCACGTTTGCCATATCGGGGGGCGCCATGTCGGGAACGGCGGCATCACCCGGCATGGCCGCCCCCGTCCTTGCGGTTCTGGGCCGCGACCAGCATCTGGGCAATGCGCTTGGCCCGCTCGGTGTCGGTGATCTCCACCGTTCCGCCGTGCTCGACCCGCTCGATCCACATCGCCAGGTGCTTGCCCAGCAGGTCGAGCGCGGCCGTCTTGCTGGCCAGATCGAGCACGAGGTTGCCGTGCCGATCCCATTTCCAGCCGACGATGGCGCGGCGAATGTGCTCGGGCAGTTTGCCGATATCACCGGGCTTGCTGACCTCGGCTCCGGCGATCTCGCCCGCGTCGTACATCGCCAGACAGGTCAACTCCTGGATGATGGCGTCCTGATCGGCCTCAAGCCGCTGGCGCCGTTCGGCTTTCAACCTGTTGATTTCCTTGAAAACCTTCGGGTTTCTGAGGAGCGCCCATCCCTGCTGGGCCGCGGAATCCTCAGCGTATCCCGCCCGAATGGCGGCCTGCGTCGCGTTCAGATCGACGAGGTATTCCTCGCAAAACGCGCGCTGACGGTCATTCAGATCGGCGGACGCCACCACACACCTCCTGGGCTGGTTGATGGGCCTACGGTGCGCGATGTCCCGTCACGCTCAGAGCGTTGGGTGCTGCGCCGGTCAGGACACCACGGGTCACTTGTGGGTCACATCGGAGTGACCTGCTCTTCGCTTCTGGCGGCGATCACCCCGCGCGCCGTTCGATCTCCGCCTGCATCCAGGCGCCGGCCTCGACGTCCTCCGGGTCCGGGTCCGCGTCCGGCTCCTCGGCGCTCAGGGCCGCCAACAGGCTCACCACGCGCGTCCGCGCTTCCGGTGCCTGTCCAGGCACACGGTCGGGCGGGGCCATATCCGCCGAAAGGCAGTAGCGCGTCAGGCCGCCGTCGGACGAGCCCGTGGCCCGCTCGACCCGGCCCAAGGTCCAGGCTTTCCGGATCAGGTGGCGGGCCCGGGAGCGGGGCACGAGCATCGCATGGGCCAGGGCCGGGACGGACAGGCCCTCGGGGTGCGCGGCCAGGACACGGAGGACCTCGATGTGCTGGCTTTGGTCCGCCGCCGTGCAGCCGATGCCCGGGGCCTCGATGATGCGCCGGACCCGCCAACTCCGGCCGGGACGGCTGCGCAGGTGTCCGGCCTCGGTCAGGGCCGCCACCCGCCGACGCACGGTCTGCTCGGACAGACCCAGCATGCCGGCGACGACCCGGGCGGACGGCCACGGCGCATGGGCCAGAACCAGGGCGACGACCAGCAGGTAGACCGGATCGGTCGGCCGGTCGGTCGGACGATCTGCGAGGGGAGGCTCGGGTTCGGTCGTCATGCGGCCTCCGAAAGCCGCTGGAGGCGATCTCGCCGCCGCCGCATGTTGGCCGTCAGGTCCTGGCAGCGCGAGCGAATGGCTGCGATGGTCGGCTTCCGATCCTCGGTGCGCAGGTGCTTCCGGAACGCCTCAGCGATTGCCCACATGGGAAACTCGCCGAGGGCATCGGCCCAATCGGCGGCGATCTGCTGGTGAATCCCCTCCGGCATGGCCGCGACGTAGAAATGCGCCAGGGCGGTCATGACACGGGCGCTGACGTCCTGGCGGCGGGCCGGCCTCAGCATGGGTTCGATCTCGCACAGCGCCGCCCGTGCCGCGTTCAGTTGCTCCGCGGTGACGCTGGCGGGAGGCGACCACGGGCGTCGTTGGACCTCGTAGGGGTCTCCCCCGGGTGGGAAGCGCCATTCGGTCTCAGCCGTCAGGATCGCCGACAGCGAAGCGGGCAAAGCCGGCAACGAAGGCATTGTGGGCGCTGGCGGGGCGGGGTGTGCAATGGCGGGCGTCATGGCGGGGTCCTCTTGGCTCGGCGGGAATCAACAGCGGCTCGGGGCTCGCCAACGCCTCGGACAGGCGGTTGTCGAGGTACGCCAGGGACGCGGGTGGTCCGCGACCCTTGCCGTGCAGCCACGCGCTGACCGCCTCGGCGACGCATCGCACGGTTTCTGCGTCCGCTCCGGATGCTTGCCAGCGCTTGGCGGTCTCCAGGTCGCCCATGGCAGGCGCAGGGTTCACACCGACGCCGCCAGCGCGCAGCCCGGCCTTGGCCGCTTCGATCAGTGCCAGGGCCGCACGGGTCTCCGGGCTGGGCTGTGGGGGCCAGTCGGTCTGAGCGACGGGCCGTCCCTTCGGTCGCTCGATGGGGTCATCGCTGGGCTTAGGATCGTCATCGTCACCCGGCCCCTCGCGTTGTGCGCACGCGCGGGAGGGAGAACTCCGGGTGATGTTGATTGATTCCCTTACTCTAGCCTCTGGACTCTGGCTTGGTTGAAGCTGATCCGAACCCAGAGCATTGATATCGCTGGATTTCTCCGATTTTTCAGCCGGTTTATCTTGAACTTCTCTCGGATTTTTCTCCGGAAAAAACGGAGAACGCGTTTCGGCAGGCGATTCCGGGGCCTTGTCGGGTGTTTCAAGCCCATCCGGAGCTATATCGTTGATATCGCTCGACTTAGCCCGATTTTTCGCCCGCTTTTTCCCTCCTTTCGATCCGTTCGCCCGGCGGCGTTCACCGTCCTCCAGGTTCTCCGGCCCCTCACGGTCAAAGCGGGTGTTGCTCAGGTGGCCACCATCGTCTGTCACGTAGAGTTTGCCGTCGCCGAGGAGCGTCTGGCGGATCTGGTTCCATCGGCGCGTGGAGCATCCGCACACGCGGGCGATGTACGGGGAGTCGTCGGGGATCGGCTGCCCTCGGTCGTACAGCAGATCGAGCACGATGCTGTAGGCGCCTTTCTCCTCCAGCTTCAGGTGCATCGTCGCCGCAATGAAATCGGCCGGGTATCGTTTGTACCAAGGGCGGCCCGCGCTCATCGCAGCCCCAACACGCTCTGGTGATACAGGATGGTGGTGTGGTCGCGGTCGAGCACCCGGCCAATGCGGGCGGCCGAGACGTCCGCCAGGGTCGAGCGTCGAACCACCTCCCGGCGCGCGGCGATCAGCGCCGACGTCCGTCTCAGCCCCTTTATAGCTGCAACGGAACAGCCGCGTTCGTGTGCCACTGCGTGCAGAATGTCGGCGCAGCGTGAGGTCGCGGCGCGGGCGTCGCGGGGGCGGATCAGGTAGTCGCGCGGCCGGTCGCTCATCCCGTTGCCCTCCGCCATCTGCGGGCGCCCGTCGCGCGTTGAACGGGGGCGGAGGTGCGTCGCCGCTCATCGAGGATGCGGCTCACCCAGCCGAGCTTGTAGCCTCGGATGCTGGCGATGCGGATGAGGGCCGCCTTGTCCGTGCCCAGGGTCAGGAGACGGCCATACGGCATGTCGCGGACCTGCTGCACGGTCAGCCCAGGGAAGCCGCTCGGGCGGTCGCCGTCACGGGTCGCGGTCGCGACCGGCTTGGGCACCTGGGGCACGCGGTATCCACAGCCCGGACAGGCCGGATCAACCCGCCGGTGGACGCGGGCGCACTTCGGACACACCCGCGTGGCCTCGACGAGCTGCTGGAGCCGTCCGTTGGCAAGCCCCGTGTCGAGGCGCCACGGGCGGTCCTCATCCGGTAGGCCGTGGATGGCGCTGCACCGGGCGATGTCGATGATCGGGGTAAATGCCTTGCCCTCCAACAGGCGCAGGGCCCGGCCGATCATCTGGAGATACAGGGCCGTCGATTGAGTGGGCCGCAGCAGGATCACCCCGCCGATGCGCGGCACGTCCACACCCTCGGTGATGATCTCGACGTTGCAGACGATTTGGAGCCGGCCGGTTGCCAAGTTGGCGAAGATCGCGTCTCGCTCCGCCTCCGGCGTGCCACCATGTACGACAGCCGCGCGCCACCCGGCGGCCCCGAATGCCTCGGCAACGTGCGTCGCGTGCTCAATGCTGGCACAGAAAACGACGGTTGGCGTTCCAGCCAATCGCGCCGAATACCAGCGCAACGCCACCCGGGTGATGTCCGGCCGGTCGACCCGGTTCACCAGATCACCGGTCTTCCAATCGCCAAACCGCCGCTTGAGCCCGCCCAGATCCAGGTCCGTCCGGGGCATGTAGACGTTGGGCTCGACCAGATAACCGTCGTCGATCAGAGCGCGAATGCTCGGGCCGCGCACGGCGGCGGAGAAGATGTGTCCGAGCCCCTGGCCATCGAGGCGGTACGGTGTCGCGGTCAGGCCGAGGCGCTGAGCGGACGGGCAGGCGGCCATGGCCCGCTGCCACTTCGGGCTGACGGCGTGATGGCACTCGTCCGCCACCACCAGCCGGACACCGTCAAGCCAGGGCGCCAAGGCGTCAACCCGGCGGGGCAGGGTGTCCACGCTGGCGATAGCCACGCGGTCGGTGCCGTCAAACCGGTGGTCGGGCGCGATGATGCCGTGGTCGATGCCGGCGACGCGCAGGGCCTTGCTCGCCTGCCGGATCAGTTCCCGCCGATGCGCCAGCCAGAGAACGCGCCAGCCATGGTCCGGCGCCGCGACGGTCTGGAGCACCGACCCGGCGACCACCGTCTTGCCGCCGCCCGTGGGCAGGGCGTAGAGGGGCGATTCCCCGCGCTGGAGATAGGCCAGAATCGCCGCGACGCTTGTGTTTTGGTAGGGGCGGAGGGTGGTCATGACGCGGCCACCTCCTCAGTCGAACACGCATCCGGCAGCGGGGCGGCGGCCATCTCGGGCACGTTGGCGGTCACCAGCGCGGCGGCGAGCGGCGGGCACACGCTGTTACCCGCGCAGCGCACCTGCTGTGCCTTGCTGACCGGCCGGCCGTCGATCTCGATGTCGATCCGGTAGTCGTCCGGAAACCCCTGGGCGCGGAACAGTTCGCGCGGGCTCAGCATCCGCAGCGCAATGTCCGTGACGACGTAGGGCACGCCGTCCAGGTGCACCGTGACCAGTGACATGCGGTCCTTGGTCGTGACCGTGCACAGCGGATCGTCCACGGCGGCCCATTGCCCGCCCTCGCCGTAGTAGCGGGTCAGGAACGGCGCGATCAGGCCGACATGGGTGCCCTGGCCGGTGACGGTCGGGGCCGGCGCGGTGATGTCGCCGCCGTTGCCTTGGTTGCTGCCCCGGAACTGGGTCAGGTGGGCGGCGCACACCGCCGCCTTGCCGCCGCCTCCGCCGGTGACGGTGCCCAAGGGCGCGTCGGTTGCGCTGCCCACCGACTGGCCGAACTGCCGTTGGATATGCGCCGTCACCAGCGAATTGTGATCGACCGCCGTCACGGTGCTGGTGGGCTCGTCGAGCGGGGTGCCCGGGCGCTGCCCCTGGTCGCCGTAGTGCCGCGCCAGGAAGGCGGACACGAGGGCGTGCTTGGCACCACTCGCCACCGCCGTTCCCAGCGGCTTGTCGAGCCCAGGCACGCGCGGCGCCTGCCCGGGTCGCTCCCCATAGCCGGTTTGCACGAGGGTCGGCGCGACCATCGCCATCCCCCCGCCCGTTGTGATGGTGCGGAGCGGGGAGCCCGGATCGTGGACCCCGTTTCGTTTGGCGCCGGATTGCATGTCGGTCCGGACCAGCGACGGCGCCACCACCATCATCTCGCCGCGCTTGGCGGTCGTGATGGTGCGCAACGGTTCCCGCGAATCCCAACACCGGGCGTCCCCGCCATGCGTGACCGGGATGACGAAGGGCCGGGGATGATCGAGCACGTAGCGCACGATCCCCCGCGCGACGCGGCGCAAGGTGGCCTCGGCCAGGGGGCGCTTCACGCCGACGGCGCGGGCCTCCTCCGGGGACAGGAAGATGGAGTGCACCGGCAGCGACCAATCAATGATCTCCGCCGCCGTGCGCCAGGGCTTGCGGGCACCAGCCCGCACCTCCGGGCTGTCCGGGGCGCCATGCGTCGGCTCCGGCCAGACGATGGGCTGGCCGTCCCGGCGGGCGATGACGAACAGCCGCTTGCGGCTGGTCGGCGCGCCGTAATCGCAGGCCCGCAACTCGCGCCATTCGACCCGATAGCCCAGGCGCCGCAACTGCGCCACCCAGAGGGTGAAGGTCTGGCCTTTTCGCTCGGGACACGGCTTGCCGGCGCGGTCGATGGGCCCCCAGGTCTGGAACTCTTCTACGTTCTCCAGGATGATGACGCGCGGGCGCGCCCGTCGCGCCCATTCCACCACCACCCACGCAAGGTCCCGCACGCCGGACGACACCGGCTTGCCGCCCTTGGCTTTCGAGAAGTGGCGGCAGTCGGGGCTGGCCCACAGCAGGCCGACCGGCCGGCCCCGCGTCGCCTCGGCGGGGCTGACGGTGTAAATCGATTGGCAGAAATGCCGGGTGTCGGGATGATTCGCCGTGTGCATGGCGATGGCGACCGGATCGTGGTTGATCGCCACGTCGGGCGAGCGGCCCAACGCCATCTCGATGCCGGTCGAGGCCCCGCCGCCCCCGGCGAAGCTATCCACCATGATTTCGGTCGGCTGGGGCGGCGGTGGGAACAGGTGCGTCACGCCGCCCCCTTCCGCCGCACGCGCGGCGCGTCGATTTTTGCCCCGACGGTCGCCGGCCGAAAAATCGACTTCGGCCGCCACAGCCCCGCGGCGATCTGCGCCACCGTGAAATCCCACAGCGCCAGCGCATCGGCGTGGTTGTCGTCCACGCAGGTCCAGCCGCGATCCCGACAGGCTTTGACCATGTCTGTCTTTTCAGCCCGGCCTGACCCGGCCCAATGCCGTTTGATCTCTGCGGGCTGCGGCGTCAGGGGCTCCGGGAGCCCGCGCTTGTGCGCCACCATGGCCGCGATCCCGGCCAGGCCGTCGAGCCGCCGGATGGTGTCGATGGTCGTGGTCCGGGGCAGGATCGGGCACTCATAGGCCAGCAGGTCCACGCCCTCGGTGGTGCGCCACAGCCAGTCCGCAAACCGGGCCATCGCCTCGCCCAGCGGCCCCCGAAACGCCCGCGTGCCGCCCTCGGGCTGGGCCGCGCGTACGCCCGACGCCGCCTCAATGGGCGTGGTCGCGCGGTGCCCGGCAATGGAGCCGCGCGCAAACCCGCAGTGCGTGGCGATGTCGAGGGCGAGGAGGACCGTCATGCCGCACCCGCCTCGACGCGCGCGTCGTCGTCATAGTCGCCGGGCCGTTCCAGGCGCTTGCGGGTGCCGGGCGGGATCCAACGGAAGTCCGTGCCACCGATCCGATGAGGGTCATGGCGCCACACGATCCAGCAGTAGGCCGTGGCCGTGGACGCCGCGCGCAGGCAGCGGCCCTTGTGCATCGGCACGCGCTCGGCAAATTGGGCGATCGTCGCGGGTGGGTACGGGTCAAACAGGTCGCGCCACCGCTCGCCGCCTTCCAGGAACGCCGTGCGAACCAGCATGGCGACGACAGCAGCTTGCGGAAGCGCATGCCGCACGAACGCAGCGGCCAACCGAAACGGCGGGTTCGTGATGATGGCGTCCAGCTTCCCGGTGGGCATCTCGGCCGGGCGGGGCTCCAGGAGGAAGTCGAGGCGCTGGCCGTATCCGATCTGATCCGCCGCCACGTCGGTCGCGACGACGCGGCCCCAATACTCGGCGAGGGGGCGGGCCATATGCCCGGCGCCGCATGCGGGCTCCCAGACCGTGCCATTGGGGCGCGGACCAAGAAACTCACACAGCGCCCGCGTCGCCCAGGGCGGCGTCGGGAAGAAATCCAGGCTGTCGTGCGCCTCGGCGCGCTGCGCCATGACGGCGTGGGATGTGTTCTGAGTCACAGTTCACCCCTCCGCCTGGGCCGCCAGCGCGGCCAACGCCTCATGCCCTTTCCGGGTCAGGCGATAGGTGGCCGGATAGCCGTCCTGGGGCGGATGCCGCTCCAGCAGGCCGAGGTCGCGCAGGTCGCCAACCGTCAGGCCGGAGAACGCGCGCTCACGACGGTTGCCGGCCCAATCACCCGTGGACAGGCGGCGCAGGCTGCCGGCACGCGAGCAGGCCCGCAGGCAATCCACCTGGGCCGGGCGAAGGGCGAGGGTGTCGAGCGCGGTCATGGTGCTCACCCCACCGCGTGCAGGTGGGCGCCGCGACCGCGACCTTTGGGAGCGCGCGAGGCCGCTGCCGCCGGCACCTCGACCATGTCGTCATCGGTATCGTCGGGGTCGGTATCCTCGGCCTCGGTTGGGGCGTCGTCGTCCGACGGGCCTTCGACGTCCGCGCGCTCGGCCTGACCGGCCTCGTAGCCCTTGAGCCACAGGTCGTAGACCGCTCCGGTGCGGAATTGCTCAGGAGGAACTTCATCGGCCTCGCCGCTGCGCCCGGCGTCCATCCCGGCGTTGAAGGCGCGCCCACCGTTCTCGAGCGACGGATCCTCGGGATCGACGCGGCATTCGCCTTCGTGCTCGTGGTGTTCCACCGGGTCGGTTTCGGCCGGAGCCTCGGAATCCTCACCTTCGGCGGTCCGGGGTTCCGGCTCCCCGTCGCCATCCTCCGGGTCCTCGCCGTCGCCATCCCCGAACAAGGGGGCGGGCTCGCTCTCGATCGTGCCGACCGCTTCGCCATCCTGGGCGCCATCGCCGAGGGGCAAACTGCCCTGGGCGCACTCGCCGTTGATGTAGCGCTCGGCCTCGGCCATCAGGGTGCACACCGGCTCGTACACCCAGTCGGGCATATGCGTTCCCGCCGCGTCGTCCTTGCACTGCTTGATCGACGGAACGCTGATGTTGGTCGGGCTGTTGGCGTAGTCGCAGCCGATGGCCCCGTTGAGCTTCACGCTCAGTAGATCCGTGTCGGGGTCGATCGAAGGCTTGCAGCCCGTGGGCACAACCGGGTCCTCGATCCCGGTGAGGCGGCCGATCACGTCGCCCAGGGCATCCCAGGCGTCCTGAAGGCTCGGCAGGCATTCCATCTCGCCCTTGAGCGTGACGGTCTCCGGGCCGGACGGAGCGGTGTCGTTGACCCACGAAATTCGCGGCAGGCCATCCTTGAGCTTGATTCCGGTGATGCGGTGTTGGGGCACGGCGGGTCTCCTATCGTGCGGGGGATGCGCAGCCCGGCCGGGACACGGGGCAGCCGGGCTGCGCGGCGCCTGGAGCGAGAGGGGCGGACGGGAACCCCAGGCGCGTCTCGGCGGTCAGCGTTCGGTGCTGACCGGGTTCGTGGTTCGGGTGGCGTGGCTCACGGGGCGTTCCGCCGGCCGCCCGCCGCCGACCGCCCGCCACGCGGCGTCGTCGATCCGGTTGCCAAGCAGCGCCACGTCGATCTGGTCGATGGCCTGATCCAGTTCGGCCCGGATCCGCACGAACGCCTCTTTCAGCGTCCGCAGTTCGGAGGCGACGACGGCGGCCCCACCCGGCCCGTTGGGGTCCTGAGCCTCCGCGACCATCGCGGCCGCTTGCCCCAAGACCGCCGTCAGGACGATGACGCGCTCGCCCGGATCGCAGGCACACGGCCGGTCACGGCTCACGCGCTCCACCCGTGCGGTCCACGCGGCCAAGATCGGGGCTGGTTTTCCGGTCAGGGCCACATACTCGACGTCCAGAGCCAGGGCGGCCCGGGCATGGATGGGGCGCCCTCCGTCGTCCTGGGACAGCGTGAAGTCCCAAGCGCGCCGCTCCGTCATGCCCAGCACTTCAGCCGCATGGGCCACGCCGATGGCTTCGTAGATCGTCTGAACGGCCGCCTCGATGCTGAGGGGGGCTCTGCGTTTGGTCATTTTCGGCGTTCCAATTGACGTATCTGGCTGGTGGCGTCCGTGCGACGGTGGCGACGTCAGCCCCGGCCCGACCCGAACCGGATGACGCGGCCGATGACGTGGCCGACCAGCAACCCGGCCACGAGCCAGATCAGGAGAAGCTTTGCGATCCAGGCGACGGTGGGGAGGAGGGCGGCGAGAAGGTCGGGCATCACGCGGCCTCGTCGTTGGGGGTGGGGTCGCAACCCTCTTGCGGCCGTTCGATCCGGTCCGCAGCGTCCAGAACACCGTTCCAGGTCGCGACACGCGGACTCGTTTGCTCGGCCTTCCATCGCTGCCAAGTGGCTCTATCGACACCGACTTGACGGCAAAACTCTCCCACCGGCACTCCCGCTGCCCGGAGGCGCTGCTCTATGGCGACGATGGTTTCGACGACAGAATGTCTCATGGCCCGATCACGGTATGCGCATCTTTGCGCACCGTCAAGCGCATTATTGCCTACGGACGAAATGCGCAAAACCGCGCATCATGGCTACATGGAAACCGGGAAAATTCGTCGAAGACAGATTGCTTTTGTAAAGGCCGCCCAAGAGGCGACGGGGTTGGATACCACCAACATGGCCCGAAGGATCGGGCGTGCGCCGTCCACGCTTAACCGCTTCATCAAACCCACCGCCAGCAACTGCTTAAGCGCGCCTGTAATTGCTGCGTTGGAGCGACTTTCGGGGCTGTCGTACTCGGATTTTGATGACATGTCCCGCGAAAGAAATGCGACCCCGCTTCTGATGCCTTCGCTCGAGATACCTGTGATCGGCGAAGTACAGGCGGGGGTTTGGAAGATGGAGTTTGAAATTCCGTTAGAAGAGCGTGAGTTTGTCTCTATATCGCATCCCGGCGGACCCGACGTTCAATATTTTGGCTTACGGGTTGTCGGCGATTCTATGGATTTGGTTTATCCGCCCGGCACGGTTCTAATCTGTGTGGGGCGTATGGAGTTTTGGGACGATATCCGCCATGGCGAGCACGTAATTGTTCAACGCCGCAGTCGAGATAGCGCAGAGTGCGAATACACAGTGAAGGAGCTGCAGCGGGCACCTGACGGTGCATTCTGGCTGGTCCCCCGGAGCTCAAACCCCGCCCATCAGGCCCCTATCCGATGTGAAGGCTGGGACCACGAGCAGCCCCAAGCCGGAAATGGCGATATCGAAGTTATCGGGATCGTTGTGGGCGAGTATCGATGGCGGCATAGGCCGCAATAGGGCTGCCGGCCGAATTCATGCCCGGTGCTGTCTCGTTTACGCGCGAAGATCTGTTGGAGGAGGCCATTCGCAGCGGTCTTCTCACCTGTCCGTGACGGGCAGCCGTCCCGTGAGCATATCCCCGACAGTTTGACGATCCGCGAGGGGCAGCGCGCCAAGTCGTGTCGCCAGTGCGGTGTCGATGGTCGCGATTTTGGCGGTGCGCACCACCGATGGCACCGGCAACCCGGCTGCCCCCAGATCGCTGATGGGCACGTCACACGGCCAGGCGCGATTTGCGGCGCTGGTGATCATCAGAACCCACAACAACCCCGGTCCCTCAGCGATACGCGCCACCACCAGGGCCGGGCGATGTTCCGTGGCGGGCCGATTGGTGTACGGATAGGGCACCTTCACAACGTCCCAGGGTTCAAAGGCCGGCATAGGCCCTCCGGTCTTCATCACCATTCCATTCGGTGAAGGTCGCAAACGGATCGTCGTCGCGTGGTTGCGCGCGCTGGATTACGACGCGCCCCGTCGCTTCAATCTCATAGACGACCTCGTCACCCGGGCGCAGGCGCAACGCCTCCCGCACGGGCTGGGGAATGGTCGTCTGCGCCTTGCTGGTCAGCTTGCTGGTGATCATCGCAAAGCTCCTTCTGTCCGCCCAAAGGTAAGGATCATCCTTACCGCCGTCAACGAAGGCCTCGGTCTGCCCCGGGGCGCTAGTTTCTCCTTCGTCCGTGCGCATGCTTCGTCCGTGCGCATGCTTCGTCCGTGCGCATGCGTGCGCATTTTTGCGCTTGACGGTGCGCATAAATGCGCAGAAGCTCACTCCATCACCCGCGCCACGGCACGTTGCGGCCCCGGCGCCCTTGATGGGAGAGCCCCAATGAACCCGACCCCCACCGACACCACCACCCCAGTCCGCCGCATTGCGTCCGTCGATGGACCGGACCCGATTGACAAGCACGTCGGGGAGCGCGTCCGCCTGCGCCGCGCCATGCTGGGCATGAGCCAGGACACCATGTCCCGCGCCCTCGGCGTCAGCTTCCAGCAGGTCCAGAAGTACGAGCGCGGGACCAACCGCATCAGTGCCAGCCGGCTGTTTGACGTCGCGCGCGTCTTGAACGTCCCGATCGGGTTCTTCTTCGAGGCCATGGGCGAGGACGCCCTGTCCGCCCGCGATACCGAGGTCGGTCGGGCGGGTCTCCCTCAGCCGGTCGAGGCCAACGCCTCGCCGATCTCGACCGAGGCCATGGCCCTGCTGGCGGATTGGGGGCGGCTGCGGGAGCACCAGCAGCGCGCCATTCGCGCCGTGATCGACGCCACCCTGAGCACCACGGCGGCCACGCCGGCCGAACCGCTGGCGGCGGCGTAGGGGAGGGCGCGGCGATGGCAACTCCGTTACCCAACGCCCTGACGATCCGCCGCAACCGCGCCGGCCAGCTTGTCGTGGCCGATGGCCCGTGCGCCACCCGGTACGTTCGGGAGGACGCCATGGCCGTCTGGACGGCGCTTCGCGAAGGCCTCGTCCTCGCCGGTCTGTTCGTCGTCCTGATCCTCTGGGCGATCCTCGGCTACGCCGTGCTGGAGGGATGAGCCATGACCGCTGTCCTCGCCATCCTCCACGACGCCGGGGCTTTTGACGCGGTTCGGGCCGAACTGGAACAGCGCGCCACTCGCCCCTGCACCGACTGCCTGCGCCCGGGCGTCCTCCGCGCGCGTGCGGAAAACCTGCGCGTCCATGGTGACGCCCTGGATCGCGAACGCGCGGCCGATGCCCTGATTTCCCTCGCCACCCTCATCGAGGCCGGCGCGCTCGACCTGCGCCGGCCGAACGGAGGTGCCTGATATGCACGTCTACCAGGAGTTCATAACCATCGAAGGCGCGGCCTGTGTCGAGCTTGCGGCAAACGTCTACTACACGTTCCGCCGCGGGTTTCGGGGCGACTGCACCGACCCGCCGGAGCCGGACTCCTGCGAGGTTTCGCGGATCGAGATCGAGTGCGACGGCAAGCGATTGCCGCACGCCGTCGAAGCGTGGTTCGCCAACCGCATCGAGGCCGACGAAGAGGCGTTGCAGGCCGAACTGCTGCGCGACCATGCGGGCGGCATCGAGGACGCCGCCGATGCGCGGCGGGAGGCGGCGGCATGATCGAGGCCCACGTCGTCCACCACACCCGCCTGCCTCTGCGGCGGCTGTGCGAACTCAACGCGGCCATGAGCCTCGGCGATAGAGAGACGCTGCACGAGGTCGCCAAGGCCGCCCGCGAATGCGCGAACGGGCTGCCGCAGACGCACCCGATGCGCGGTCGCCTGCTTGCCCGGGTGCGGGATGCCGCCGGGCTCGTCCTCTCCAGCTACGGCCGGTCTCCCGGCCCGGACGGTGCGGCATGAGCGCGAGGGCGAAGCGGGCCCGGGCCAGGGATCCCGTCTACGGGTTGGCCGCGTGCGCGGGCAAGCCTCGGTACGAGAGCGGTGCGCCGGCATGGCGTGCGGCTCAGAAGGCCCGGCTGCCCATGGTCGCCTACCGGTGCCGGTGCTGCGGCGGCTGGCATGTCGGGCGGACAGATCGGTTTGAACGGAGGCCCTTGTGATGACCGCTGACACCTTCACCATCCGTCCCGACCCTGGCGGCCCGATCCGCGAGCCCGGGTTTTATCGGTTCGATGAGGACCGGTACCACGACGACCCGTGCGATGCGCCGTCTCTTTCCAGCGGCACCGCGAAGGAGCTGCTGCGGAAAAGCCCCTGGCATGCGTGGCGGGGCCACCCGCGCCTTGGGGGCGCCGATGAGAAGCGCGCTAGCCGGAACATGGACCTTGGGTCTGTCGTCCATGCGCTCATTCTGGGCGAGGGCAGCGACGTCGAGGTGATCGACGCGTCCGGCTACACGACGAAAGCCGCGAGAGAGGCCCGCGACGCGGCGCGCGATGCTGGGAAGACACCGATACTGGCCGCCGAGTGGGACCAGGCCCAGGCCATGGCCAAATGGGTGCGCCGTCAGATCGCCGAGAGCGAGGCCGCGAATTTCTTGGACCCGGTGACGGGCCAGAGCGAGGTGTCCGGATTTTGGCGCGACGGATCCGACGATGCCCCGATTTGGTGTCGAATGCGCGCCGACAGGCTGGTCGTGCCCGGCCGGATGCCGATCATCTACGACATCAAAACCCAGACGACCGCGGCCCCTGCCGAGTTCTCGCGCTCACTGTGGCGCGACAGGATGCAGGTCCAGGAGGGACTGTATCGGCGCGGCGCCCGCGCGCTGCTGGGCACCGACACCGTGCTCTTCCGCTGGATTGTGGTCGAGCGCGATCCGCCCCACGCGGTGTCCGTCGTATCCCTGGACCCGAAGGCGCAGGCCATCGCGGACCAGGACGCCGAGCGCGCGATCCAGGCATGGGAACAGTGCCTCAAGCGGGGCTGGTGGCCGGGCTATCCGCGCCTCGTCTGCCATGTCGAGGCACCCGGCTATGTCGCCAAGCAATACGACGAGAGCGACGACCCCGCAGAGGCCACTCGCGACCAGTTCGATGTCGCCTATCGCTTCCAGGCCGGTGACGCGAAAGCCGCCACCCCATGGAGTGAGGCCCGATGACATTCCACTTCCGCCCCGCTGTCCGAGAGCAGACCCCGCTCTTGATCGGCCTCGCCGGGCCGTCCGGCTCCGGCAAGACCTTTTCTGCTCTACGGCTCGCCCAGGGGATTGCTGGCGAAAAACCGATCATGTTTCTCGACACCGAGAACGGTCGCGGCCTGCACTACGCTGACATGTTCCGGTACCAATACGCCCAGCTTGAGCCGCCGTTCACGCCGGCCCGGTACATCGAGGGCATCAAGGCCGCCGTCGAGGCCGGCGCCGGCTGTGTCATCATCGACAGTTGCTCACACCTGCATGAGGGTGTCGGTGGGCTCCTGGAGATGCACGAAGCCGCGCTCGATCGCATGGCTGGGCAAAACTACCAGAAGCGGGAAGCCTGCAAGTTCTCCGCCTGGATCGAACCAAAGAAGGAACAAAGCCGGTTCGTCAACAATGTGCTTCAAGTGCGGGCACACGTCATTTTCTGCTTCCGGGCGAAGGAGAAAATGAAGATGCAGAAGAATGACCGGGGCAAGAACGAGCCGGTGTCGATTGGCTGGCAGCCCATCGCGCCGACCGGGTTCGAGTATGAAATGACGACCATGCTGGTTCTGCCACCCGGGGCCCGGGGCGTCCCTCATCTTGGCGCCGAAGCGGAGAAGATGCCGGACCAGCTGAAGCGCCTGATCGAACCCGGAGTGCAGATCGACGAGGGGCTTGGCCAGCGGCTGGCCGGCTGGGCAAATGGTGGGGCCGCCCCTCAGCAGACCCAGCCCTCCCAGCAGCCCCGCTCCGCCGCCGACCCGGCCGATTTCTGGGCGCGTCCGTCGCTGACCATCGGGGTCACGAAAGGGTTGGAGCACTGGGCAGACCGGTTCAAAGCGGCGGCAGCTGCTGCCCCCAATGCGGACGCCCTCGATCGGCTCCGGTCCGACAACGCCGACAACTTGGCGGACCTCGATCAGGCGGATCCGGTCGCCTATGACGCGCTCATGCAGGCGTTGGACGCCGAACAAGACCGGCGGAGGGCCGCGTGATGGGCGAGTACAGCAAGATCGAGTGGACCGATCACACCTGGAACCCGTGGATCGGCTGCACCAAGGTCTCGCCGGCTTGTGATCACTGCTATGCCGAGGGCGTCGGGCGCCGCCTGAGTGTGCCCTGGGGGCACGGCCAGCCGCGCCGACGGGCCGCCGAGTCCACATGGCGCCAGCCGTTCGCCTGGGATCGCAGGGCTGCGCGGGACGGTCGACGGTACCGCGTGTTCTGTGCGTCGCTGGCCGACGTGTTCGACACGGAGGTGCCGACAGAATGGCGCGACGAGGTGTTCGCCGTGATGGCGCTCACCCCGCACCTGGATTGGATCGTCGTCACCAAGCGGCCCAAGGTCGCGCGGGACTATCTGACGCGCGGTCGTGACGCGGGCAACGGCGTTCACATGCCCCCTCTCTGGCACATCGGCATGACGCAGGACGATCCCTCCTGGCCGGACACCAGGGATTGGCCGCTGCCCAACGTCACCCTGCTGGTCAGCGTCGAGAACCACGAGATGGCGGACCTGCGGATCCCGATCCTGCTCGACACGCCAGCCGCGCGGCGGGGCCTGTCCGTCGAGCCCTTGTTGGGGCCGGTGGGCCTGACGCCGTGGCTCGGGAACCTTGATTGGGTCATCTGCGGCGGGGAATCCGGCCCGTATGCCCGGCCGATGCATCCGGATTGGCCGCGCTCGCTGCGCGATCAGTGCGCGGCGGCGGGTGTGCCGTTTTTCTTCAAGCAGTGGGGGGAGTGGCGTCCGCCGCTGCATGGGGAGCCTTACGACACCAGCCGGGGGCGCATGCAGCGGACGCCAGCTTTCATCGTGGCGCACGACGGGTCTGTCCACTGCTTCCAACCCGACCACATCGTTAATGGGCGCCCCATGGTCCGCGTCGGCAAGCACACCGCCGGCCGGCTGCTGGACGACCTCGAGCACAGCGGTGGGCCGTCATGACGCCCCCGTGCATGGACGTCAAAGAGGTCGCGGAACGCCTGAAGGTCCATCCGAAGACCGTGCGCGACATGATCCGCAGAGGTGAGATCCCTGTGCTAAGTACACCCCTGAAGGCATATCGGATCGATCGGGCGACGTTTGAGGAGCTTTATGAACAATGGGCCGCCCCCGCCTCACGGAGCCAAAATACAGGCTCATCCGAAATCAGCGCGGCACCTACTACGTCACATGGACCGAGGACGGTCGCACGCGACGGGTTTCAAGTGGCACGAAGGACCGCTCAGAAGCGGACCGGTTCCTAGATCAATTCAAGGCTGGGGCCGAGGCACAGCCCGACGTTGCCACGATGGGCCAGATCTTGGCCGCATACTCCGACAGCCGGCGGGAACGGGCGTCGTATGGGTCAATCAAGGCGACATGCGGTATGCTGGCGCGTGAGTTCGGGAACCTGAAGCCGGAACACATCACGCAAAAGGCTGTCGCGCGCTTCGCAAAACAGAGGCTGGCCGCTGGGAAGAGCCATAGCACCGCCTACAACGATATGCTGTTCCTGCGGGCGTCCGTGAACTGGGCCATCAAGCAGAAGATGGTGCCCCCGTCCGCCAAACTCACGTTTGAAATGCCTGTTCGGCGATCCCCGCCGCGCGAGCGGTGGCTCACCAAGGACGAGGTTCGGCGCCTCGTTGATGGCGCCATTGCGCCGCACATCCGGCTGTTTATCGTTATCGCCGCCATGACCGGGCATCGCCGCGAGGCTATCCTTGGCTTGACGTGGGACGGCGTTGATTTCGAGCGCAGACGGATTGATTTCGGACCAGGGAATGAGCGGAAGCGTCGGGGCGTCGTTCCCATACACGACAGCCTACTACGTGAACTGAAAGCGGCGCGTGCCGTCGCGACAACGCAGTGGGTGGTTGAGTTTGGCGGGTCGCGGGTTCACGACGTCCGGCGCGGCCTGGAAGCCGCGTGCGTGCGTGCGGGAGTCGCTCGCATCACGCCCCATGTTTTCCGCCACACGGCGGCGACGTGGATGGTCATGGCGGGCACGCCGACACGAGAAGTCGCGCGCATGCTCGGCATGTCCGAGGTCATGGTAGAGCGTACCTACGGCAAGCACGCTCCGGATTATCTGGACAGCGCGGCTAGTGCCTTGGATTTTTCGAGCACCCAAGATGTTGGATAGGGATTTTTCGATGAGGTTGGGCCAAAAACTGTTTTTGGCTGGCCATAACGTGCCTGACATCCCTTTCCGTGGTCGCGGTTTTCCAGAACGTTTGCGGGGTGCCCGTTCGTTGTTCACGAAGTG